AGCTCTATGAGTTCGGTGAGCGTCCCGAAGAACGCGATCGGATGGTCGCCGGCCAGCGCGGCTAGTGCGAGGTCGTGGTCACCGGCGACGGTCATGCGCTCACAGGCTACCGGTGGCCGTGGCGTTGCGAGCGCCCGCCGGGCAGGGCGGACGCTCGCGTGTGTCGGGCCGGAGGCGGGGGGCTTGCGACCCGACGGCGGTGGCATCGGCAGCAGGGATGCTACGCGCCGGGCATGACATCGCGGACCGTTCCCGGGTAGATCGGTGCGGTGGCGTCCTCGAGCGCGCGGAGGTCAGCGGGACGCACGAGCGGCCACGCAGCGCCATCCTGTCCGGGCTCGGCGTTGTCGATCACGTCGCGTGCCGCCCGGGCCAGTGCCATGACCGTGGGGAGCCCGGACACGTCGACCTGGACGCGCAGGGTCTGCGGCTCAGCCTCAAGCGGGTCAGGCATGGGTGGCCGCCGCTGGTGTTGGGAACTCGCGGACACGCAGATCCTCCGGCAGGTCCTCCAGCTTCGTACCCGGCCGCGCGCCGCCGAGCTGCTTCACGAACACCGCCGTAGCACCCTCGTCGTGAACGTTCCCGCACGCGTCCCGCAGGTCGCGCGCCCACTCCAGCCGCATCGGCCTATGCCCCGGCCCGCTCTCCCCGCCGATGATAAGCCAGTCGATTTCGTCAAGGTCAAGCCCCAGGTTCTCGTCTGTCGTCATGCCGTCCGCCCACGACAGCCGCCCGTACGTCGGCGCCGTGTCGATCAGCTCGACCGGCCCATCGGGAATCAGCGGCCCGAGCAGCGGCTCCGCGCTGATGAACCGCACCGCCGCCGGCGTCTCGCGCAACACGTCCGCGCGCCCCACGAACCGGCGGTTCTCGATCGACACTCCGAGCCACACGTTCGGCAACGGCAGGTCTTCCGCGATGTCCGTACTAAGGGGATCGCTCATCCACTCGATCATCTCTCGCATTCGCTCGGGACGCTTCGTCAGCACTTGGAACGTGTGCTGCGGCGCGAGCCGCATGATGTCGAAGACCTCCGCGATGTAGTCGTCGGGAATCAGTTCGTGGAAGAGATCGCTCATTGAGTTCACGAAGACCATGCATGGCTTGTCCCACGGCTTTGCCTTCGACAGCGGCTCGCGCAGCTTGTGCGGCTTCAGCATCACGTTCTCGGCCGCGTTCGCCGGCGTCCATGGCCGCGTCGTGTGCCCGTGACGCAAACTCAGGGTCTCCGCGTAGCAATGCGCGCACCCCGGCGACACCTTCGAGCAGCCGTGCACCGGGTTCCAGCTGACGTCGGTCCATTCGATCTTCGTCGTCTGAGCCATCAGGTGTTGCTCCGTTCTCTCGCTTCGAGTTGTGCGCGCTGCCGCTCAGACAACGCGGCCCGCAACGCTTCCTTGATCAGGGCCTCGCCGTCCGGGAAGTGCCACAGGCGAGCGTGCAGCTCCTCGTACGCGCGGCCGTAGGCAACTTGGAGCCCGCTCGGCTTCGCGGGTCGCTGTGAGCCGTTCGCACGCCCGCCCCGGCCCTGCGCGTCATGGCGGCCGTACCGGGTGCGTTCCTTCCACGCGCGGCCCCTATGACGCTCGCTGCACGTCTTCGCGCCCCGAGCGACACGCACCGGATCCAGGACGCGCCGGCACTTACTCCAGTCGCAGGCGACGTAGACCGCAGCCTCTCCCGTGGCATGCGGGCACGACGCAGCGTGAACGAGGATCGCCAGCTCACCCGCGGTGCCGTAGCCGCACGTGCCGCAGCGGTCTACGGTCCCGGTCGCGGGCTGCCCGACGATGCTGGCCGCCGCCTTCGTCATGTCGTGGACGGGCATCGCCGCTGCTCCCGTCGTTCCCAGGCGTCCGTGATCTCGTTCGCGACCCAATGCACCGCGCTCGTCGCTGCATCACGCACCGCGATGTCCCGGTCGGCGGCGAGCAGGTCCCATCCGTCGCGGTCCATCTGGTGCAGATCGACCCATTCCCCGCCGGAGGTGCCCACTTCAACAAATCGCTCGTACAGCTCGCGGCCGGTCATCGCAGCGTCCTCTCGACTAGCGGCCAGTCCTCCGGCTTCCAGATGTGCGCCTGTACGCCAGCATCCTCACGCGCTAGGCCCGTGCGTGCTAGGTGGCCTTCGAGCAAATCAGCGATGCGCAGCAGATCGAACATCCAGTCCTCCTGAGCGCTGGTCAGCCGACCCTTCTGCGCCTTGAGTTCGGCAAAGACGATCCTGCTGCGCCTGACCATCACGAGGTCAGGGAACCCGGCGGCGGACTTGCGGCTATCAAACGTGTGGTACACCCGCCAGCCGAACGCCCGGGCGGTGTCGACGACGGTCTGCTGCCACTCCTTCTCGGAGACCTTCGGCACGCTGGTCATCGCTGCCCCCGACTGTCGAACACCGGGCCACGCAACACCCGGACACGACGCCGAACGACCGGGCAACCCCGGACCGCGACCCGCGAACGAGCCTGCGGAGACTCGGCCATGATCCCGCCCTCGCTGTGCTCGTGGCCGCCCATGTGCATGACCTCATGCGTCAGCGCGCGACGCCGGCCGCACGCGGTCAGGCGGGCCCACGCGGCGGGGTTCACGCGGACAACGCACTCCAAGGGCTCGAGGCGGCCGTCCGCAAGGCGCTGCATCCACCCGGCGGGCGTGAGCACACCGACCGGTGCCGAGGCGAGCCCAAGCAGACCCGGGCGTGGCTGGACGATGATGTTCGCCTTGCACGGATGCCCGACGGGCAACACGGCTCGCGCGACCGTAAGATCCGACTGGACGGGGAACGCGCCAGCCACCGCAGGCACCATCAGCGCGGCCAGCGCCGCGAGCAGACAGGCTCGGGCGGTCATCGGATCACGACCCCGCCCGCTGCCGCGTTGCGATCCCACTCCGCCGTGTCGCCATGCTGCTCGCGCCACGCCTCCCGCAGAACGACGTTCATCACGTACTGCGGATCGGTCATCGCACGCCCGCGAAAGAAGTGCTCAACGCGAGCCTTCACGGCCGGACTGACCGTCTCGCACATCAGGTCTAGCCTCTCGCGCTTGGAGAGGTCGCTCCACTTCGCCTTGCTGGTCATGGCTGGCACACTCCCGGATGGCCCGCAGGCCGTATGCAGAGCGGATCGTAGGTGTCGGTGCCACGGCCGACGAGCACGCGCCCGCACGCCGACGTCGGCTGACCGTGCCAGCCGAGGAATCGTGCCCGCTTCCGGGCGCGACGAGTCTCAATCCGCTCACGGTCCAGTGGATTGACCATCACGACGAAATCACAGGCGGCCATCACGTCAGCGAGTTCGTCGTGCAGCCGCTCGGTGAGATTCGTCCCGTCGGGATGCGCTCCGTCAGGGTAGGCCGCGAGCTTGCCGATGACCTGTTGCAGCTCGCCGGTCTCCTCGAGCAGCTTTGCGAGGCCGGGCCAGATCGGCTGGCCGATCGATAGGGCGGGCAGGGTCACGGGTTCACCGCCGCGGGCAGCGTCCTGTCCGGGTCCTCCCGCGCCCCATCCTGCCAGCCCGCCAACACGATCTCCGCATGCGCCTCGCACAGGGCGTCCGCGAAATCCAGCGGCTCGTTGTTCAGCGCGACGCTGTACCCGTACGCGTACGGCACGAGCTCCAACGCCTCCTGGTCCGACAGGTCATGCAACCGGGCGACGGTCAGCGTCGCGAGCGGCCCATCCTTCCCGTGGCGGCCCGTCTGCCGGTCGCCGCGCATCAGGACACGCACGAGGGACCGCGGATCCGTTCGTTCCTCCGTGGCGGGCATGGCTCTATCGCCCGCCGATGCGGCTGACGGGGTTGATCTCCCAGACCGCGGGAACATCCTTCACGTACCCCGACGCCACCGACAGGACCGGGAACCACATGTCGACGTGCGCGGCGTACGTCAGCTGCACGAGCCGCGCCCTGTCCGACGGCTTCGCGTCCGCGATCAGTTGCTCAACCGCGTCATCGCGCGACGTCGCGTCATATGACCCGAGGTGAATCAGGTCGTCAACGTCCACGCATCGCGGCAGCGCACCGACCGGCTCCCCCGTTTCGCTCGGGACCTCGTTCTCCGCCCACTTCTCGACAGCCATCAGCACCGCGCCGTTGGCGTACACCCGGAACGTCGTCTTCGTCCTGCGGCCTGTCGTGACCTCCGGCGGATCCTCGGGCGCCTCAGGCCCGGCGCCGTCCTGGTTCTCCTGTGTCTGCGTGATGCTCATCGCTACCCCTCTCGATTGGTCTTCGGATACTTCACGGCGATCAAACGGGCCGCTCGGGCATCGACTAACGCCACGGCCGCCAGAAACTCGCGACACGATGCGGGGATCGCCTCCCACGGCAACCTGTCGCTCGGCGAGAACTCGTGCTGCATGTGATGCCGAGCGCACAGCGCGACGACGTTCGGAACGGCGTCGACGAACCCCGGCCACGTCTGTTTGGGCAACAGGTGATGCGGATGCTCAGCGGGGACCGTGCGCCTGTCGTGATCGCACCACACGCACCGGGCGCCATCGCGGAACAGCACGGCAGCCCACACGTACGGAGGCGTGCCCGTGCGCGCCGACGGGCGTGCCGGCTTGAACGTCGAGCCGCGCTCCAGCGACTTCGCGCCCACGGACAGCCGCGAGCGCTTCACGAGTCCACCCCCGCCGCCGCCTCGAGCGCTGCGCGAGCCGCCGCAGCGACGACCGGTGACGCCACGAACGGCTGCAACGCCCTGGTCGCCGCCGCCAACCGGGCAGGCGACACCGCAAGCTCCCGCGCGACAATCGGCCGTGCGACCGCGCTCAGCCGGCCGACGGGCATCATCACGGCCCGCGCGAGCTCCGCGCGCTGCCGCGGCGTCAACGACCGCACATGCTGATCGCTCAGCCCCGTGTGCGACATGATCCGCCGCGCCCGCTCAGGCCCGCAGCCCGGCAGCGCGACGAGCAGCCGCCGCACCCTGATCGTCATCACGTCCTCGTCGGGGTCCCGCAGCAGCGCCAGCAGGCGACTGCAGGCGTCCGCCTTATCGCGCGTCTTGAGGTCCGCCACGACAGCCGCTGACCTCGTTCGGCGCGCATTCGCGTTCTCCAGCGCCGCGGCGCGCTGCGCAACGCCCGCGTTCATCGTCCCGCCCCGTTCACGAGCGCCGTGACCCGGTCTACAAGCTCGCGGCCCTCACCCGTCAACGACACCTTGGTCGTCACGCCGCCGCGGCGCCGGCCGCCGTCGACCGCGACACCGGTAGCGAGGCCTGCCGCGTACAGGTCGCGAAGCATCCGGGCGACATCGGACTGCTGCAGGTCGACATCCGCGTTGAGCTCCGTCGTCGTCGCGCGGCCCCCGCGGTCAGCGACAGCGACGAGAACGCGGATCGCGGCGGGACGCATCCCGAGCTCGCGGCCCACGGACCAGAATGCCCGGTTCGTGCTGGTATACCGCTGCGTCAGCGACGCGCGCCTGCGCTTCGGGCTCACGGACGCATCCCGGCGCCGTAGATGTCGCACGGGGCGGACGGATCGCACTTCGGGAACGGCGCGCAGCAACCATCCCAGCACTCCGGCGCCCGCGCCAGCCCCGCCTCCTGCCGCTCACGGGCACGCACCTTCTCGAGGCTGACCCTCAGCGCGGCCAGCAGGTCGGGCTCCTCGGGCTCAGAAGCCAGCGCAGCCGTCAACGCGGGGGACACCGGGTCACCATCCTCCGCCGGGGCGTACAGCTGCAGCTTGCTCGTCGCGCACCACGCCGTCGCCGGATCGCTGCCATCGGCCCTCGCGACGTGCCGTACCGAGAACTTGTTCGTTGCGTTCGCCTCAGCGAACAGCCCGGATCCGCCGAGTGCCACGAAGTCCGCGATGAACGCCGCGTCCCGCTCTGCCTCCGGGTGATACGCGTAGTGCACCCCGAGCTCCAGATGCACCGCGGCAGGCAGCACCGACTCAGGCAGCCCGTCGACCGTGATCGTCACCGGCCCATGCTTGAAGGTGATCGTGCTCATGTCCGTTCTCCTGGCGCGTCCACGAGGACATCGCCGTCCTCAAACGGCTGCCAGTTCCCGGTGCGACACCGAATCGTGCGACCCTCGACGGGCGGGTCGCCGCTGACGTAGCGCGTGACGTTTGAGATCAGGATCCGGTACTTGTCCGGGTTGCCCTCCGCAACGGCCAGCGCCCGCAGTTCGTCACAGGTGTAGACGGTCCCGCCGATGTAGTGCTTAGCGCTCTCGTTCTGCGGGATCGGAACGACCTTGAACAGTCCGGCGTCGAACTCAAAGTCGCAGATCGCGGTGTCGTACAGCACGAACGCGAACGCGCTCGCGGGTGCCCGCGATACCGCGGCATCGGTGCTGCGATCCGGCAGCTCGACGGCCGAGTCCTCCGCGAAGAACGATCCGGGGAGGTAGTACCTTGCCCAGTGCTTCACTGCCGTTGTCGTGCTCATGGCCGCTCGCTTCCTGTCGTGTCGGTGTGTGCGTCCAGCGCCGCGGTGAACACGGCAAGCGCCACCGCCGCCGCGGACGCCGCCTTGCCCAGACGCCGATGCGTCGCAGCCGTTGCCGCGACCGCGCGGTGCAGTGATGCGAGCGCTCGGCCGCGCTGCGCCCGGCGGCGGATCTGGCGCCGTAGCGCCATGACGTCTTCCAGCGTGCGAGTTCTCATGTCTGCTCTCCTCCGTTGTTATCTGACAACGGCCACACGCCAAAATCGCGCCCGCCGTTCGGCTTGTCACGCCAGAACAGGCCGCGGCCATCCCCAACCTCGGGGGGGCGGCCAGTCTCCTCGTACACCGCTTTCAACGCGTCCCGCTGCTCCTGGCGAAGCGCATCGATGACGACGTACCGCGCCGCCTCGACGTCGGCGTCCGCGGCGTCCGCGATAGCACCCACGCCGCGCTGCTCCGCGGGGATCGGGCACGACCGCTTCACCGGGCACGCCCGCAAGCACTGGCGGCCCGGCCGCGGCTTCGCGAGCTTCCCATCGGGCCCCTCGGTGATCGCGCGGTCCAAGAGCATCATCTGCACGGCGATCTCCCGCTCGACATGCTCAAGCTCATCACGGCCGAGCGTCGCTTCGCGGCGCTCACCGAACCGCAGCCACGCCTCACGCAACGTCACACGCTGCGCCGAGGGATACTCCCGCATCACCAGCAGGCCGTACACGTCCAGCTGGAAGGTGCCGCCGACCGACAGGTACTCGCGGCCAACGATCGGATCGTCCCCCACCGGCATCTTCCGCGGCGACCGTCGCTCACCGCGGCCCGTCTTGAAGTCCACGCACACGATCCCGTCAGGCGGGTCGGAGACGAGCACATCCGGTGTCCCCGTCAGCGTCCGCGTCACGCCGTCCGGGCACACGATGTCCGTCGCGATTTGCCGCTCGAGCGCCATCGGTGGCCGCGGCCACTTGTAGTACGAGCAGAACGTCAGCACGAACGCCCGCAGGTCATCACGCTCATCGGCGCCGAGCACCCAATCGCCGGCCGCCAGCACCTCGTACATGACCTCGACGCCTTCCTGCGTCGGCATCTGCTGCTCACCCGTCCGGTACAGCGTCCGCAGGATCTCCGCCGCCACCCCGTGAAACGCGTTGCCGAGCGCCGCGGACGCACCCACGTTCCCCGCCGACAGATCATCGTCCAGCGCGAGGCCGTGGATCGCGCGGCGCGGACACACCTCAAAGCTGCGAAGGAGACTCTGCCGGTACGTCGTCGGACGCGACGCCACGGCCATCACAGCCCCCCAAGCGTCGTCTGCCCAGTGTCCGCACGGTCGACGCGAGCCATGATCTGCTCCGCCTCCTCGCGCGCCTCGGCCGCATGCCTGTCGTCGCCTTCCTGATCGAACCCGTCCGCGTCCGCGAGGAGATCCAGCGCCCGGGCACGCAACGCCTCGATCACCTCGGCTGTGTCCGCCGCCGGCGTCTCGACCTGCTCGGGCTCGTCTTCGACGACCTCGGCGTCCGGTGGCTCCCCGCCGATCTCATCCAGCGCGGCGATCGCGTTGCGCACGAACTCCTGGAACTTCCACGGCGGCTGATCCCCGAGCTGCGTCTCGATCGATGCGCGGTCCGACAGGCCGGCGTGTCCGAGCTCGGTCGCGCGGGCGATGACCGCCTCGACCTCCGGGCCGAGATCAACGCCGCGCGCCTCACCCGTCCCCGTGCCCGCACCGATCTCGCCACGCACATTGTCCAGTTCGCCTTCGACGTAGACGGGGACGCCGCCGAGGAGATCGGGGCAATGGAACTTCACGCCATCCGACGCCGCCCGCCACAGCAACATGTTCCTGCGCGCGGTGAACCAGGCGCTGCCCTCCTTGACGTTGCCTTGCTTGCGGGCCATCGCCATCGTGAACGTGATGTCCGGCTCGAGCGCCTCCTTCGTGCCGTCCGGCTGGATCTGGAAGAACCGCAGCGTGGCGTGCTGCTTGTCCTCGTCCGCGTTGTCCCAGTCCAGCGACACGATCCGGTAGTCGTACGTCCGGGACTCCCGCACGAACGCGAGGAGCAGCACGCCGCGCATCTGGACATTGCCCTTCACGATGTCGATGCCCCCGAGTGCCCGCGTCGCGCTGATCCCGAGGTCTTGGCCGATCAGGACCTTCGCGAACGCGACCTCCGCCTGCCGCGCATCCTTGAACATCCCCGACGCCGCAAGCGCGGAAGACAGCCGCCACGTGCGGCGAATCTCGTCGTCAGACAGGACGTGCGGCCCGACCGCCGGCGGCAGCGGAACGCGCTTGACGAGCGCCATCGGCTCGCCCTGCAGCTCGTGCTCCGTGGGCAGTTCGGTGCCCGGTTCCTGGGCCATGTCAGCTCCCTCTCAGTGCTGTGCGCTGATTGTCGATGCGGCTCGCGAGATCATCCGCGGCGTCCTTCAGATCACGGATGTGCGACACGCGGACGTACGGCTCGTGATTGTCGACCGCGCCGAGCTCGGCGTCGCGCAGCGTCTCGTGCAGGCGCTCGGCGAGCGCGTACGCGTCGTCCAGCTCGGCAATCAGACTGCTCACGCGATCACGTCCTCGCGGGACCGCAACACGTACCCGACGCCATGCACGTTCGCGATCCAGCCGGGATCGCCGAGCTTGCGACGCAGCCGGCACGTCCACGAATCCAGCGTGCGGGTCGACCCGCCGCCATTCTTGATGCCCATCGCGACGACCAGCTCCCGCTTCGTCATCACCCGATCATTGGACGCGAGCGCCCACAACAACGCCCACTCCCGCCGCGTCAACGCCTCCACCGGCTCGCCGTCACGCGTCACCGTCCGGGAGCCAGCATCGATCACGAGCCCGTGCGTTCGGATGACGCGCGCCAACGCCGCCGGCGGGGCGTCCAGCTCGACGCGACGCAAGAGCGCCTGTGCTCTCGCGTACAGCACCGCGTAGCTGAACGGCCGGGCGAGGTAGTCGTCGGCCCCGGCGTCGAACGCGCGCAACGTGTCGATCTCGGGCCCGTCGCCGCCGACGAGGATCATCGGCAACCGGCGATCCACCCCGGCGTCGCCCTCCCGCACGAGCCGCGCGAAATCGCGGCCGGAGCCGCCGTTGACACCCACGATCGCGATGTCCGGCACCCGGAACGCAGCGACCTCGAGCCCCGCTGTGGCGGACGCGGCGACGGTGACGTCGAAGCCATCGGCGGTCAGGTTGTCCCCGAGGAACGTGCGCGCCTGGTCGTCCTGCTCGACGACGAGCGCGACGGGATGATCACGACGCGTCATGTGTTGCATCCTCCGTTCGTGTTTCGGCGCCATTCCGCGAAGTACTTCGGCGACTCATACTCGCCGGGCTCCAGCGATGCCGTGTAGACGAGGATCTGAAGGACCGTCGCCATCTGCTTGTGCAGCTCGATCAACTCGCCATCAGGCGCGTCCGGGCGCCCTAGGATCTCGCGCATGTCGCCGTACAAATCACCGTTGCCGTAGGGCCTCTTCGGATCGACCTCCGGGGCGCCCCCCTCGGTCCACTCGTCATAGCCGATGTTCAAGCGCCGCAGCAACTTGCGATGGTCCTCGGTGACCGTGAAGCGATCAGCGGGCCAGCGCTTCTCGCGACCCGCGTAGTCGTCGTACACCGGCCAGCCGTCAGATGACTGCCTCATGCGTTTCGTCCTCCGTTCGTGTGCTCCGCCACCATCGCCGCCTCAAGCCTCGTGTTCGAGCGCCGCACCTCGACGTCACAGATGAACACGCGCTCATGCGACCGCACCCAACGCGCCACGAGCGCCACCGACGCCTTATCCGGGCCGCCGTGACGGACGATGTTCGTCTCCGCGGACTGCTCAACCGCCTCAGCGATCCCGCGCGCCTCAAGGGCTCGGGCGAGCCTGCGCTGCGCGGTCTGCAACACCGACAACGGACGCGGCGGTTGTGGTGCGGTTACTATGTGCGTGCCTTCGATCACGAGCCCTCGGTTCCCTGGTTGATGGAGTGGTTCTCCCGGCCCCCCGCCCTGCTCTGTGCGGGGGGCCGGTCTGCTATCCGGCTACGCGCCGCCCTGCAGCCAACGGCACACCACGGCACCGGCGACAACCGCGCCAACGAGCGCCGGGCCCGGCATGTCAGACTCCCGCACGCTCGTGACCATGCTCGCCTGCAGATCACGACGACGCTGATCCTCCGCATCAGAACGCGCCTGCTCAGCGGCATTCGTCGGCGGCAACCCGTACTTCCACGGCTTCGGCATAGCTTCTCCTCCTAAGACTGTGCGTCGTGGCCGGCGCGGCTGCGACGGTCGATGTCCGCGAGGTGGTCACGCATCTCGGCGGCGGTCGGCTCCGCGAACGTCGGCTTCAGCCACTTCGGCGGCGTGCCATGCGCGTGCTCAAGAATGTCGGCGATCCGGGCGAGCTGATCGCCGACGTAGATCGTGGCGAACGTCTGCGCGGCCATGCCCATTCCATCGGGCGCTCGAAGAGCGCCGTGCGCTGCAGAGATGCGCGGATCAAAGTCGTCGCTCATCGCCGGTACTCCTCGTCGCTCGCGTCGACCAGCATCAGCGCCGGGACGTACTGCTCCAGCGCGACCCGCAACTCCTCGGGCTCCGGGCGCTCACCGGCGAACGCGCAAACGACAGCCGCGACATCGGTCGCGTGCACACCGATCTTCAGCGCGGACCGGATCTCCCGGCGATACGCACGACGAGCGCGATCTCCCGGCTCCGTGACGGTGGGGGTCAGCATGCGAACTCCGGCCACGCGACAGCCTCATCCCAGCCAGCCACGATCGGAGCAACACGGGTCACGTCGCCGTGACATCCCTCCCCGAGCCGTGCGGGCGCAGACGCTGCGCGCTTCGCGTCGCTCGGCGACCTCCCGAACACGATCGCGGTATCGGTGCGATGCAGACACGGGCTCTCGCGCTCGACCGCGAAGGCTCGCATCCCGCGACCGATCTGAAACTCGGCGCGGTCAGCGCCCTCACGAGCGCGCATCGCATCCCGGAGCGTGACGGTCATCGCGTGACCTGGACCGGCATCGGCTGCTTGGCGTGGTCGCGCTGCGGCGCGTGAAACGCCTTCGCGGCGTGGTTGTACTGGCGCTGCGCGGCGGAGAACAGCGGCACGCGCTTACGAAGTCCCGGCTTGCTCATTCTGCTGCCTTTCGCTGTGGTTCTCCCGCCCGGCTGGGGCGGCTGCTGCCGCATCCATCGTGGAGTAGGCAAAACACACTTTAGTGACCGGGGGGACCCGCGTCAACCCCGAACCGGAAACTTCGACCGGTCCAGCAACGCCGCCGGATCGCCCAGCTTGAACACGCCCTCCGCGTCGCACACCGCTGTCTTGTCGCGGAACACGAGGCCCGCAAGCACATTGCGGATCACGGGCTCCGGGGAACCCAGCCGCTCCGACAGTTCGCGGGCGGTGAGCCCCGGACCACCATTCGTCGCGGCCAACGCCCTGGTCACGGCGCCGGCGAGACCGGTCATGCCTCGCGCTCCGGCGCCTGCTCCGACGACGGCACGAAGTGCGCTCGTCCAGTAGCTAGGAGATGCAACATCCCGTCGCCGATGACGAGCTCGAGATCCGGATCGCCGTGCACGGGACACTCCGGGTCCTGCGCGTAGCCAACGACGCAGCCATATCCGCATGTGGATGGCTCGCTCATGCGCCGAGCTCCGGGCGCCCGCGGATCCCGAGCGCCGCGAGCGGATCGAGCCGCGTCAACGCATCGCCACCCGACCTGGCCGCCAACGCCACCGTCCCCCGCAGCTCGCACGCCCCCACGTGATCGGACCACTCCCGCTCGAGCTCCTGCTTGCGCCAGTGCCCATCATCCGGGTCGTGCACCGGCAGCTCCTTCAGCCGCTGGATGCCGGACCGCTCCGCGAACGAAGCGACGAGCGGATGCATGTCCGCGAGCCGATCCCGGGTGCCGTCGATGCCGCGGGCGGCCAGTGCGCCGCGGGTGCCGAACAGCAGCTCGAACATCTCCGCGAACGTCGGCTGGCCCGCGCGCTCCGGCGTCAGGACCGCGACGATCTCGCTTGCTGACGGCCGGAACTTCGATCGGCCCACCAGCGCCTTCAACGCCGCGAGCACATCCACCGCGGGAAAATCCTCCAGCAGAAAGAAGTACGCGGTCGCGTCCCCGTCGCTGAAGTCTCCCGGCCAGCCGCCGGCGAGCACTCTGCGCGGCGCCTCGAATTCGTCCTGGGTCATAGCTCTGTCGCCTCTCCTTCGATGTCCGTTGGGTTCGGTTCGTTTCGATGTGCGGCCATCACCCGTTCCAGCGCCTCGATACCGCGCTGCTCCTGCTCGCGCTTGTCGAGATACCGCAGCTCCGAGACCGTGCGAGGTTGAAGCTGATGCACGTTGCCGCCGCCGTTCGCCGGCAGGGATGCGCGGCTGATGAAGTCCTCGAGCTTCGCTCCGGTGCGGCAGATCAGCTCGACGTCATCGAAGCGCTTTCCGTTGTCGGGACTCACGAACGCTGCCCGGGCGGCGCCGTCGATGGCTGTTCGGATCTGCTGCGGGGTGTAGCCGTCCTTCAGCCGCGCCTTGATCTTCGAGGTGCGCTCAGCGGTGGGGCGTGCCTGTGGATGCTCGCAGTGCTCCCGCCAGTAGTCGAAGAGAGCGGTGGCTTGATCGGTGGGAACGACATCAGCGCGCTCGCGCGCGGTCTCTTGCTGGTTGTCTCTTTCTTCCGTTACCTGAGCGTCCGTAGGACGCGAGGGACGCGCCCGCGCGACATCGTCCGAAATCGAACCATGTGCATCGTCCGATTTCGCACCATGCAAAGTGCGGTATTGAAGGGTGCGGTCCCAGGGCTTCAGCGGGTTGCAGCGCGACTCGACGAGGCCTTTGTCGTGCAGCACCTTTAGGGCGGTCCGGATCGCGGCTCGGCCGAACGCGCCGTACAGGTCGTCGTGGAGGTCGGTGAGCGACCGGTAGAACCACAGGTCGTTGCCTTCCTTGCCGCCGCTCTGCGCCTGCCGGTCGTTGTCGGAGCGGACCTGTGTCCAGTAGGCGAAGAGGTCAAGCAGGAGCGCGGCGCAGGCGTTGCCGTCGCACTGCGCGAGGTAGTCGGGTCGCAGCGCGCGGAACCCGTTGTACGGCTTGCTCATGTCGCCCAGCCTTCTTCGCGCCAATCAGCGACGAGTCCGTCACAGTCCTCCCGCGTAAGTCGGCGGTGCTTGAACGCGTTGGCAAGCCGACTGGCGTTGGCTGCTTGCTCGCGGAGCACCTTCGTCGCCATGACGTAGTGCGAGAGCCAGTGGTCACCGTCCGGCTCATCCTCGGCGACCAGCAGAACGAAGCCGATGTACTCCGGGCGCACAGGTCTAACGGAACGGCAACGTGCATCGCCTGCGCATCGGGTACTCTGAGGCAACGGCATCGCGAACCTCCACCTTCGTAGATGTCAGGTCCTGAGCGGCTCGAACCGCTCAGGCCAATCACGGAAGACTAACAGCGCTAGCAACGGCCCGCCGACCCCTCCGGCGGGCCGTTGCCATTCAGGCTACGGGAGGCGTGCGAACGCCCGCCTACGGGTCGATCGGGGTGTCGTCCGCGTCCGTGTCAGGGTGGCGCCCCGCGACCGCTGTGAGCCGTTGAATCGCCTTGCGGTCCCGGGCCGTGTCGGCGGCGACCTCAGCGATCTCGCGGACGGATCGCTCCAGGGCCTTGACGCGCTGCTCGAGCGTGACGGGCACGACTTCAGGTCTTCCACGGTGGGCGGGCGAACCCGACGATGCGAAACGCGCTGGAGGACACGCGCTCGCGGCGGAACACGCCGCCGCCGTCGGACTGTGACCCGGACCCGCTCGAGGTGTTGCCTTCGATCGTGTCGACGTGCGTGGAGCTCATGGGCTTCTCGACCATCCCGACGTGCACGGCGGGGTCGCCGCCCGGGGTGTCGAACAGGACGAGGTCGCCTTCGCGTGGCGTGCTGTGCCACGACCAGCCGCCCGTGCCATTGCGGGCGTGGGCGATGATCGCGGGGGTGTACCCGATCCATCCGGCGCCGGAGGGGATGCCGCCGGCCATGCACGCGGCGTTCGCGAAGCAGCCGCACCACGGGACCGGGCTTGTGTAGCCGGCGAGGCGGATCCACTGCTCGACTTTGCCGCCCCAGTTCGCGCCGGGTGGCCGCTCGGTCACGCCGAGTTGCGCGGCGGCGAACTTGAGTGCTGCCTGCGGGCCCTTGCCGTTCCCGACGCCTGACTGTTTCGCGAGGTCGTCGTAGTAGCGGGGGCCACGGTCGAGCTGGCCCTTGCGTTCGTTCGCGCGCTGCAGCTGCTCCTCGCTGCGGCGGTCGGGGTTGCGGATGATCGTCTGGGCGCCCTCCGTCGACAGGCCCCGGCGCTTGTCGGTCGCGAGGTACGTCGTGGACAGCAGGCCGGTGAAGTAGCCGGCTTCGACGGCGGCGACCCATGTGGCGTGCGTGAACTTCCCGTGCGTCGGGACCGGAACGTCGTCGGTGAGGCCGCGTGCCTTGAGGCGATCCTGGATCGCTCGCTGGAAGTTCGCGACGTCCCGCCCGGCCTGTGGCGGGTCCTGAACGATGAGCTCGCGATGGACGTCGGGGTTCTCGGAGGCTGAGCGTTCCATCACGCGCCGCGCTTGAGGTAGCCCGCGCCGAACGTGAGGAGCGTGACGATCGCCGCCGCGACCTCCGGTGCGAGGTCGAGCCCGACCGCGCCGGCGACGGCGACGAGGATGATCCCCGCGGCGCCGCCCGCTCCTACGGCTTGGATCTTCGCGACTGGTTTGGCTGGCAATGGGTCTCCCCCGGTCTGTGGATACGGTCGCGTTCATCGTACGCGCGGTCACCGTCAGCACTTCGACGGTGTCAGCAGCCGACAGAGCCCGGTGACGAGCCGGTCGAGCACGTCAACGCGCGCCACGACGTTCTGGAGCTTCGTCTCGGCGCTGGCGATGCGGTCGACGAGGCCGGGGACCAGGTCCCCGGGGATCGCGTCCCGCCCGGGCTTCCCGTCGCGGCCGTCCTTCCCTGGCGCCCCGCGGGGCCCGGGGACGGGCCTACCTTGCACGACCGTCGTCCGGTCGGCCGGCGCCAGCGCGGCGGGCAGCGGCGGCATGGTGTCGGGCGCCTGCACGATGCGGTTGTTCGTGACGCGGACAACGCGGTTGATGAGCCGCACGATCCGTCCGTGGCACGCGGGGGTCCTGAGGCACACCTTCAAGCGGTACACGACGGCGTCCGCGATCTCGGCGTCCGTGGGTGCCTGCGCTCGAGCATAGGCCTGCAGATCGCGCTTGAGATCCGCGACGTCGCTCTTCGTGACGGTGAACGCGAGCTGATCCGCGACGCGGTTCTCTCGCTGGTGTCGGAACTCATCCAGCGCGAGCGCGCCGACGAGGATCGCGAACGCGCCGACGGTGCCGATCAGGACGCTCACGAGGACGTAGTGCCCGGCGGTCGGCGCGATCGGGCGGCGCATCCTGCGCCGGAACCCAGCGAAAAGGGTCATTTCCAGGGGTGCGTCGCGATGACCATTCCGGCGAGCGGGATGACGCACCCGGTGATGATCCACAGCCACGGCGGCCCCTTCTCCATGCGGGCGCGCATGACGCCGACGACCCAGTCGACGTCGGCGCGGAGCTGGTCCCAGGCTTTGGGTCCCCATCCGCCGAGGTCGGGCTTGCGGTCCTGCTGTGGCATGCCTGTCCTCTCCGTGACGCGCCGGATAGTAGAGGCGTGAAGGGTACCGGGGGCACCCTGTCAGGTGCACGGAGGCGTTCATGGCCGGGGCGTCTGTCGCTGTGGTGTGGCCGTAGACTCGTGGGCTCATGGACGGCTCTTCGCGGACCCGGACGGGCGTAGATCGTCGGCTGTGAATGGCCGAGCCCGGACAGCGCGGCCGGACAGGACGCTGGCTGGACGAATGGACCCCCAGGCTGCTGAAGATCCTTGGCCTGCTCGGAATGCTCCTCAGTCTCGTGGCGTACGTCATCACGAAGCAGTTCGAGCCGATCCTATTCGGCGGCAGCCTGACCGCCGCCAGTGGCGGGTATCTCGGGGACGCCGTGAACGCCCTCAAGCAAGCGAAGCCCGGCTGATGCCAACGATGGTCCCTGCCGTCGTCGCGTTGTTCGTGAGCATGGCGTTCACGCTGTTCGCGATCGATCATCAGGAGGCCGCGAAGATCGCCGCGATCCCGCTCGGGGTCATCGTCCTCGCGCTGCTCGCCGCCTCAGCCATCGCGGGGCGAGGCAAGACCCGCTGATGGAAACGCTCGACCCTCACGACCAGCACGTCGCGCAGGTCGCCGCAGACCTCGCCGTCCGCAAGATCAGCCCCCTCATACACCGCGTCATCAGGGCCCTCGCGATCGGCGGTGTCCTGCTCGTCGGCGGCGTAACCGGCGGATGGCTCGTCGTGCAGGACCAGGCCCGAGCGATCCAAGACTCCAGGTTCAAGGCGTCGCGCGACAGCTGCCGGGCGCAGAACGGCCGCAACCACGAGACGTTGCTCGCGCTCGGGGAGGTCACCCCGGGCGTGAACACCAGCCGCATGTCCACGCGCGAGCGTGACCGGCAGATCGCGGCGACGACGTTCCTGATCAACAAGATCGTGCCGTATCGCCCCAACTGCGACGCGGTTGCCCGCAAGGCAGTCGCGACACCATGATCGGCGTCGCGCTCGCCGCGGTCGCGTTCGCGGCATCAACGCCCGCGCTCCCGGTCCGTGTCGCCCGCCGCGAGGCACTACGCGCCGCGACCCGATCGGCTCGCGCGTTTCATCCGCGGCCCCGGGTGTCCGTCGGGTTCACCGGCTGCAAACGCCGCTCGCGCACCACGGTCGACTGCCTCGTGACGTTCACGTTCCCGCCGCCGCAAGACGGCCGCTGCACCCGCACATGGCGCGTCCGGTACCGCAGCGCGACGGACCGCCGGCTACGGACACGCCCTTTGGGCGATCCTTCCTGCTAGCCCCCGCTAGGGTCAACGGATGGCGCCCCTGTCGCGCGTATGGCGGTGCCTAACCCAGGACTGCCCGGTGCGTCTCTACCATCCCGGCCCGTTCTGCCCCCACTGCGGGCTGCACGGCACACGCGCCGCCGTGACGAAGCCGCTGCCGCGCCCGCCCGGTCGTTAGACGCGCTCGAGCGCGCTCAGCCGGCGCAGCACGTCTCGCTGCTGCTGCACGTACCTGCGCGTCGATGATGTCGGCACGACGAACGACCCGACCGCCCCACCAGGGTCGATGCCGACGATGAGCTCGGAGACGTTGTCGCTGTCATCCAGCGCGAGGTCAACGGTCTGCACCCGCGTCTCAAGCTGCTGCTGCACGGCGCCGTCGTCGATATTGCAACGGATCGTGTCTCCGATCCAGAAGTCATCCCACGGCCGCGGGCACCTCGCGGGGTCCCCACGAAACCCGGTGACCATCACGGGGTCCGGCCGCAGCGCATCCAGCGCCTTGTCATCAAGCGTGGCCTGCTCGGATACATCGGTCGCGGACAAGACCTGCTGAAAGTAGTTGTAGCGCCCGGCGCTGTCCTCGTCGATCTGTTCGCTGTTGAGCGTCGAGGTGCCGAGCGCACGTACCGTGTTTACGGGCAGCCCGACGTCGAACGTGTAGGACCGGCAGTTCCCAAGGGTGCCCTCACCGAACTCGAAGCGGGCGCCGGGCCTGTCCGTGCCGTAGTGCGCGACGACGTTCAGCAGCATCGTGCGCCCAGGCTGCAGGCCCGCGATCGGGTCGAGGTACGTCGGGTACCAGTCAAAGCCGCCCTGAACCTCCGTCAACTCGACGATCGCCTCGCTGATGATCTTGTGCTGATAGGAGCGGTCCCGGATCTTCGTCGGCTCATAGATGCCGTCGGTGGCGTCCATGTTCGTCGGGGCGTAGTGGAACTCGTTCGTGGTGATCAACTGTTGCGCGATCAGACCGGACTCTTCTGCGTAGTAGTCCTCGGTCGGGTTCTCCGTCAGCCGGTAATCCAGGTGCCCGAACGCGTCCTTCCAGATGATGTCGACGAACCCGGAGCCGTCCGTTTCGTTGCCGCCGCTCATGCCCGCCCAGTGCCCGCCGAACACGACGACCTGGTTGCGGTACACGATGAGCTCGGGTAGTGAGCTGAGGCGGATCGTGTCGAACACGGCTACGGCCCCGGGCTCGTGGAGACTGAGGCGGGTGCTGGCGGTCCCGGCGTGATTGCGGGTGAACGCGAGCTTTCGTTCCGTCAGCCCCTCGGAGCCGCGCAGCGGTAAGCCGTCCCCGTCGCGTAGTCCCCACGCCCACGCGTCAGGCACGCGCTGCTGCCGCCGCGATTCGTGCCCGTGCCGCGGTCAGCGCGCTCTTCGCGGTAGCGACCTGCGCCTTCCCGTTGTCGATGGCGTCCTGGAGCGCCTTGATGCGCGCCTGTAGCGCCGCGAGCGCAGCAGCGTCCTTCGTCGGTGACAGCGCCGCGGCCTGTGCCTGCAGCGAAGCGATCTCCGCGGCGCGGGCTGCGCGGACGGCGGCGGGATCGAACACGCTTGTGCCGTCGCGCTTCACGCCGCCGACGTCATCGAACAGGATGTCCGTCGCCGAGAAGTCCGCGGCGGCCGTTGCGACCTCCAGCGGTGTGCCGGCCATCAGCAGCTCACTCGTCACGCTGCATCGCATCTGCACCATCGGCTTCCTCCTACGTTGTCTGATCTACGTTTTGGCGGATGTCTTCGCGGACGGTGAATTGCATCCCGTTCGTGGAGTTCGCCCGGATCGTCAAGGTCCCGGACGTCGTCCTTACGGCGAGACCGATGAGGTGCGAGCCCGCGGCCGGCGCGGCGTCCCAGTTCGGATTGATGCCGGACAGGCGGTTGCCGCCCGGATCCCACGCCCATTCGGGCGCGGTCCCGAGGCCGCTCATCACGGCAGCGTCGATGAACACCGCCCAGCGGCTGATGACGGCGGCGGAGTGCTCAACCTGCATGTGCGCCTTGCAGATCAGCGGCACGCCGGAGCACTCCAACCGGGGCTGCACGTTCGTCGCATCGACCAGCGCGAGTGATGTGCCGGTGACGGTGTAGTCGGCGGACACCCGGTTGATGATGCGCTGGGCGCCGGTCGCCCACGGCCTGCGGTCGCGGATGTTCGCAGCGAGGATCGAGGCGGCGGCGGCGGGCACGAGGACGTCAGCGAGCCGGATCGCGCTGGATGGCAACGCGGCGGCACCCGTCCGGTTGTCCAGCGTCGCGCCACCGGTCGCGGTCCCCGCGATGATGCGGGTGCGCGCAAGGTTCGAGCCGCCGCCGTCATGGTTGGCGTCCAGGATCTCGAGCACGACCATGTCGATGCGGGGCAGCGTCGCGTGCGCGGCCGTGACGGTTTCGAGGATCGCGGCGGAGTGCGGCGGCACGAAGTACAGGCCTTGCGCGCTGATCGTGTCGCCCTGCACGAGCGCCCCGTCGACCGTGGACGCGGCGATCGTGAGGATCATCCCGGACGACAGGGTCACCTTGTAGGAGCCGCCGCCGACGCCGAGAACGCCTTCCTGCAGCCCGGCGCCTGCGGCTCGCCGCAGGTCGATCGCGCCGTAGGAGGCGGATGCTCCGGGGCCGAGCTGCAGGAAGTCGGGGCTCTGCCCGGCGCTGGGCGCAATCGTCGTCATCGGGTCTCCTTAGGCGTAGGCGGCACGGGCGCTCACATCCAGTCGGGCGGTGGCGTCCCATGCGGTCGCGAGCAGCTTGTAGGTGTCGCCCCCGGGTGGGATCAGGCCCGCTGTCCAGTCGGTCGCGGCGAAGTCGATGAGGTTCCCGCGGTCCGCGGTGCCGTCCAGCGTGACGGTGCGCGCCGCGGTGTCAACGGTCAGCGTCGACCCGGCCGCAAGATCGCCGGTGAGGACGATGAGCTTCCCGGTGGACTGCTGCTGGATCTGCGGGTTGCTGGCCTGCCCGAGGATCGTGAACGTCGCCGGGGTCTCGATCGTCCCGGCGTTCGCTGCCGCCACCGATCCGGAGCCGGATGGCGTGAAGCCGAACCCGAAGCCGAACGGAAACCCGAAGCCGCCGCCGACGTCACTGATCGACGCGCCGGTCCCGGTGCTCGCGGTCTGCGCGTAGTTGCGGGGGTCCTCCCGGTCAAACGTGAGCTGAAACGCGAGGACATGCCCCGCATCGCTGGCTCTGAGGACGGGGTCGAATGCGTCTCCGAGCTTCACCGCGGACTGCAGCAGCTTGCCGTCAGCCCGTGTCCACTTCAGCAGCCGTTCCGTGTCGACGGCGCCCCACAACGCCTTGAGGATCACGTCATATGCCGTCCATAGCGCGGATTCGTCGGCGGCGACGAGCATGCCGTTCCAGACGGGCTGCCGGGACGCGTAGTGCCGCGTCTCGTTGATCTCACCGTGCGCCCCCGGCCTCGTGCGCACGATCCTGCGCGGCGCGGGCAGGCCGTGCAGGCCGTGGCTCTCGCCGAGCTTGTGCGTCGCGTCGAACAGCACGACGTCCACGCCGGCTGCGTCCTGGATCGTGACGGCGGTGAACACTTAGGCGGTGTCCATCAGCCACGCCAACCGGGCGGCTACGGCGTTGTCGTCGCGTTCCCCGACGACGTACCGATCGATGTTCTGCACGATCAACGGACCGGCACGGCCTGCGGGCGCCGCGGCGGGCCGGGCGGCCATAGCTCCGCCCGGCCCGGCCGGGACCATACCGGCGGTCGGCGGGGCGACGAGGCGGCCGAGCTCGCGTTGCGCTGTCGCGACCTGAGCGGCGACGCCCTGCGCGAATCCTTGGCCGGTGAACGCGCCGATCTCCATGAACACGCGGGACGGCGACCCGATGTGCAGCAGCTTCTTCGCGTGCTTCACCGCACCGGACACGACGTCCCCGATCGCGTCGATGACGCTGCTCGCGGCGTCCGTGATGCCTTTCGCGATCCCGCGGACGATGTCCCCGCCGATGCTCACGAAGTCCCCGACGAGGCCCTTGACGGTCTCGAACGCTGCCTTCACGGCGCCGGTGATCGCGCCCTTGACGTCGCCCCAGACGTCCCGGGCCTTCTCGCTGATCGATCCCCATGCGTCGCTGAGCCAGTCGCGCAGCCCGCCGATGGCGTCCTTCACCGCGGTCGCGATAGCGGACGCGACACCCGTCACTGTCTCCTTGACGGCGTTCCAGACCGTTGATGTCGCGTTGCTGATCGTGTTCCACGCGCCGGTGACGGCGTCGCGGACGGCGCCGGCCGCGTCACCCGCCGCCGTCTTGATCCAGTCCCAGATCGATCCGAGAAAGTCCTTGATCGCGTTCCATGCGCTCGTCGTGGCGTCCTTGATCGCGTCCCAGTGCTTCACGATCGCGAGGACCGCGAGGCCGATCGGTCCGGTCAGGATCGCGAGAATCAGCGGCCAGTGCTCCCCGAGCCAATCGATGAGATCCCCGACGGCCGTCTTGATCCAGTCCCACGCGGCTCCGAGCGCGTCCGTGACCGCATCCCAGTTGTCGATCAGCAGGTAGCCGGCGGCGATGATGGCACCGATCGCGAGGACGACGAGACCGATCGGGTTGGCGGCCATCGCCGCGTTCAATGCCCAGAACGCCGTCACCCAACCGCCGGTGAGGAACGTCGAGATCGCGACCTGCGCGTTCCACGCGAGGACCGCGACCTTCCACGCCACGAACGCGACCGTCGCCTCATCGGCGAGCGGGCCGAGCACCCGCAGGATCGCGGTCAGCGGCAATGCCTTGAGCACGACGAACCCGAGGCCGCCGCCGACGCCGGTGAAGATCGGGATGAGCGCGGCGGCAAGCTCCTTCGTCTCGCGGAAGAAGTCCTTCAGCGCGGACTGGCCCTTCGCGCTGTTCGCCCACTCGTCGAAGCGGCCGGCGGCGCGGTCGATGCTCTTCCAGATCCCGTCACCGGTCTCCTTGCCTGCGTCTGCGACACCCAGCAGGCCGCGGCCGAGGTGCCCGAGCACCGATAGCAGACGTTTCGTGATCGCTTCTGTCTGCTCGAAGAAGTGCGCGAGCCTGCCTGTCTGCTCCCCAGCCTTCGCCGCCTCAGCCGCGTTCTTCGCCCAGCCGTTGACGAGGTCCGCGAGGTGCTGCGTCAACGGGCCTGCGGCAAGGAGCACATATCGCAGACCACTGACGACATGCCGCAGCGCTTCGCCGAGGGTGTCGAGCACCTTCGCGTTGCGCCCGCCGATCGTCTCGATATCCCGCCCGAACGCCGGCGACCCGACGAGCTCCCCACTCTTGCGGGCTGCTTCGCCGAGGACGGTCGCGGTCTCCCCGACCACCTTGTTGACACTGTCGAAGTTCTCCGCCGCTGCGTGCAGCCCCTCCGTGGCGCCGGGGAAGAATCCGGACGCTGCGGTGTCGCGCAGCTCGTCGAGCTTGGGCTTCATGTCCTGCAGTTCACGCACGAACGCCTGCGCGGCGGGGGGGAGATCGTTGAACTTCTTATTGAGGTCTGCGGATGCCCCTGCGGCTTTCGCGGCGGACTCCGCTGCGGACAGCTGCGCGTCGGACAAGGCTTGCTGTGCCTGCTTGACGTTGCGAGACGCGTCCGTGACGCCGCGCTCCGCCTTCTCGACAGCGTCCATCGCGGCGACAACCTCCGGAGATCGGTCGATCCCCGCGGCCTCAGCGGCACCCAGTTCGCGGCTCGCGCGCATCCGGTCGCGCTGCGCATCCCCGACCGCGTTCTCCGCCTCAGCGACCGCCTGCCTAGCCTTCGCGAGATCCAGCGCGCCCGCCGGCGACTCCACCTTCGCGAGATCCTGCCGCGCCGTCGTCGTGCCCTCGGCCGCCTTCTGGACGGCGTACTCCGCGTCGCTGACCCTGCGGCGCGCCTCCTCGACCGCTGCCTGCTCGGGGCCCGCCTCGAGCTTCGTCAGGTTGATGCGTGCATGCTCGCTGCCGCGGGCGGCGTCCCCGACGGCGTTCTCGGCATCCGCGAGATCAAGGCGGGCGCGCGCCTGCTCGTCACCGGTCGCAGCGGGGTCAGCGAGGACAGCGTTTGTCTTCGCGATCTGGTCGTTCAACCCGAGGCGAGCGCGCTCCTCATTGCGCACGGCGTCAGCGACAGCGTCCTGCGCATCAGCGACCGACAGGACATCTGGGGGCTTGAGGAGGTCGTTCAGCGCCTGGTAGGCATCGCGGAGACCCTGCACCGCGTCATCTTCGCCGCGGACGGCGTCCATGACGGCACGGTGCGCGTCCGCGAGCTCCCGCGGGTCTGCGCCATGCAGTAGCTCCGACAGGGCCTGGTGCGCGTCGACCGCGGCGATCTGTGCGCCGCGGAGGCTGATCGCGGCGTCCCTCGTCGCTTCCCGAAGGTCCGTGAGTCGCATCCTCGCCGCGGTGTACGCCGCCGGCAGCGCCTCGACGGCCTTGCGCTGCTCCTGCTCAGCGTCGGTCAGTGCCTGCGTCGCGGCGCGGACTCCTTCGTGGGCGCCTTGGATCGCTCGGGCGGCGGCGCGCTGCTGCCCCGCCTGATCGATCGCGGCGCCCCCCGCCTTGCTCTGGTTGTCCGTCTGCTCCTTCAGCGCGTCCACGACACCGAACGTCGCGAGCTTGAAGACGCCCATCCCCTGACCGGCCGCCGCAAGAGCGTTCCCGGCAGCAGCGGCAAGTCCGATGAGGGACACGAGGGACGCGCCGGCCGCGACCGCTGCGCCTCCGAACCCGATCGTGACGGGCACGAGCGCGGCGAGCGCGATGCGGAACCCGCCGAGCGTCGCGGTCGCCCCGCCGGCCGAGTTGGAGAACCCGTCCAGTGCGCGTTGCGTGTCGCGGATCCCGCCGCCACCGCCCCCGGCGGCCTTGTCGACGTCAGCGACCTTGTCGCCCGTCACCTTCACGCGAACGGTCGCGGTCTGCCCATTGAGCTTGTCGAGCTTTGCCTTGAATCGCTCCAGCTCGGCGGCGGCCTTCCCCGTCTGGATCGTGACCTCCGGGGATGGCTTCTGCCGCGCGAGATCATCCAGCTGCTGCCTGGCCTGCGCGATCTGAGCGCGCAGGCCCTCCGCTTGGAGCTCCACGAGCGGATGCGCGGTCGTGTGCCCCAACCGGTCGATCTTGTCCGTCGCGTCTGCGGCGGCACGCTCGGTGCGATGCAGCTTGTCCTCAGTCTCCCCGAGCGAACGGTTCGTCTCCGAGATCCCGCGGGCGCGGACGAGGACATCCAGGACGGCTACCGGATCCACGCTCTCACCGCCCCTCAGCCTCTCGTTCGGCGTTCTCGATTATCGCCAGGGCCTGCCAGTCGACGTACTCCCGGTTGCTGATGCCATGCATGAGCTGCGCGACGGTCATGCCGAGGCGTTCCGCTAGCGAGTGCCGGAAGCGCTTATCGCTCGTCGGGTCCTGGAAAGTCCTTCTGCGCGTCGCGCAAAGCCTCCTTGTCCAGGGCGCTGATCCGGTCGATCTCCGCGATCACCCGCGCGAACGACCGGCCCGATGTGGCGTGCAGCGTGCGGACCTGATCGGCGTTGAAGGCGGGCATGATCACGCCGAGCTGGAACTGCTTGCGTTCCATGTCCGCCCACGTGATCTGCGGGTTCTTCCCGCGGGTGTCAACGGTGTGCTGGCGGACGACAGCGGTCTGCGCGGCCGTCAACGCACGGATGCGAACCCGGCCACCGAAGACGTCGTCGACATCGACCTCCTCCAGATCGGCGGGGGCGTTCGCAAGCGCGGCGTCAGCCGACAGGTACCCGGGGTCCGCGGGCGGCGACCCGTTCGCGGCCTGCGCTTCCTGCGTCGTGACGGGCGCCATCAGGACGTCGCCCGGACAAGGCCGGTCGAGGAGGCGTTGCGGACCACGACGGACGTCTTGGACAGGTCGCCCACGGACCCGTCCAGCGGGGTGTAGGAGAACAGGCGCCCCGTCATCGTGAACGTCGGGTTCGTCGCGCCGACCGCCGCAGACGTCGGCTTCACGACGACGACGAACGACGTGCCAGCCGCCGCGAGCGGCCACAACGTAGCGTCGACCTCGCCGGCGGCGAAGTCCTGCTGCATCCCGAACGTCAGCGTCGCGTCGCCCATCCCCTGCTCAAACGTCTTGAAGGCGTCCTGGAACGCCGTCGACTCAACCTCGTCGTAAGCGGTCTCCACGGTGCACGTGTCGATGTGGTCGCTCATGTCGACGCTGTTCATCACCACGCTCGTCGTTTTCATAACGTACTTTCCCATGGCTAAACCGCTTTCTGTAGTACACTTTGGTGATGGATGAACATCTGTGCGAGCACTGCCGCAAGCCGTTCCAGCCACGCCGCCAAGACGCCGGCCGCTTCTGCTCCCGGGCCTGCTACTTCGCCTTTGGCCCCGGCCCGACGCCGAAGGATCGATGCAAGAGGCCGCGCCAGCGAACGGCGCGAGGACATCCGCTGGCACCTCCGGGCGGGATCGTCGGCGTGGCCCGCCTCGTGCTGTACGACAAGATCGGCCCGGGAGAGCATCCCTGCCATTGGTGCCAGGCACCTGTCCGCTGGATCGTTGGCGGTGGTCCCGGAACCCCGGGCAGCCTTCTGGCTGATCATCTGGACTGGGACACGAACAACAACGTGCCCGAGAACCTCATCCCGAGCTGCAACCACTGCAACGCCCACCGGACTCAGAACGGCGGCCGGGCGCGTATTGAACTCGGCGACCTGACGATGTTGTGGAGCGGCACGCCGACGCGCGCCGTGCAACGCTCGTGCGCGCAATGCGGAGCGGAGTTCTTGACGATCCCCGCCGAGATTAGGAAGGGGAAGGGCTTGTATTGCTCTCGCTCCTGTGCTCGTCGTCGTCCACGCGGATGATGTGCCCCGCTTCGACGAGGCTCGCTTCATGCTCCGCGGTCAGGGTCACCTTGAACGTGTCGCCGCGGGTGCGCCCGAGCACTTCGCGCGGCCCGACCACCCTGTACGTCTGCTCACCACGCGGAGGCGGCGGGTCTGGGGCGAGCGCCGGGTTCGGCCCCTCGATCGCCTGTGCGAGCGCCTGCTTGTTCGGCAGGTCCTCCGGGTCGGGGACCCCGGCGTCCCGCGCGATGTCCTCCAGCTCGGGACGCGTCTTGTCGGTCAGATCGCTCATGGCTGCGCGAGCGCGAAAGCGCCGATCGTGAGCGACGTCACACCGGAGTACGTGACCGCGGCGAGCCCCGTCGAGCTGTCCTGGTAGTGCTCGGCGGGGAACGGCCCGATCAACTTCTCCGCCCCGGCAGCGATAGCGATCGCGTTGTCCGCGATCGCGTTGCCGATCGCATCGGTCCGGGCGGTCACGATCGTGACGGTGATCGACCCGCCCGACCCGTTCTTCGCGTGCAGCCACGTATCCTTCGTTGGCGTGAACGCGTCGCCGCCGCCGGCCGCCGCCGCATACGACGGGACGACACCAGCGCGGGTGATGGATTGCGTTGCGAGCGTGGCCAACGGTGCCTCCTAGGTGGGGATCAGCTCGAGCTCGTACATGCCGCCCGAGTACGTGAATTGCTCCGCGCCGTCGGGCTCGCCGTAGTCGACGAGGAGCCGTCTGGTGGGCTTGACGGTGCCGTAGCCGGTGACGGGAAGGTCGGCGTATTGCAGGCTGGCGTGAACCGCGCCCGCGATGTCTTCGGCTCGCGCGGCGAGGAACGACCGGTCGACGGCTTTGATCACCCACAGGTCTTCGAGGAGGCCCCGCCCGTCGAACGTGTAGTCGCGGTCAAGGCCGGACTGGCGGTGGAAGATCACGAGGGGGTAGGCGGCGCCTTCGGGTGCGCGACGGTGGTAGATCGCGTTCGTGCCCGCGAGCTTCCCCGTGACGGCCGGGTCGCTGAGGAGCTTCGCCGCGATGGCCTGACGCACCGGGTCCATCAGCCGCCCCACGCGTCCGTGACCGCCCGCACGAACGGGATCCGCGCCTCGTGCGCGGCCGGGACAAGCATCGGCTGAGCCGCCATATGCACGGTCCCGAACTCGTTGAAAATGGTGTGCGCCGCGAGCCCCCGGACATGGCCTTCGTACTCGCCGGTCATGTCGCCCTGCAACCCGTTGCGCATCTCGCCGGTATCCACGCGGGCGCGCACCTTCGCGCCGGCCTCCACGCGGAACACGGTCGCCGCGACCGCGTCGTGCGTCTTGCGGGCACGCTCCGCCGCCCCGGACCGCAGGCCACTCGTTAGCTTGACGGGCATCAGGCCGGCGCCTCCCGCACCTCAACCCGGCGAACCATCTCAAGGCCCGGGCGCTTGCGGACAAGCGTCACCTCGTACATCGTGCCGTCGATATCGAGCCGGTCGGGCTCCTCGACCGTGGTGCCGGCGGGGAGCGTGACGATGTGCGTCGTGCGATCGTTGACGGCGCTGCCCTGGTCGGCGCGCTCGCCACCCGCGACCGGGGCGACCCGGGCCGCGACGGTCGCCGCGGCGGCGACGTAGCCGGAGCCGAAGCCCCCGGCGCCATCCGACACTTCGGTGCGGGTATGGCGCCGCGCGATCGATGGCAGCCACCGGTTGGCTTCAGCGCGAATTGCTGCGACTTCCGTGGCGGTCAGCACACGCGCAGGGTACCGCCGGGTCGCATTCCACCCCGACGATTCGGTGTGTTTGGCCTTGACTTCTGCTCAGCCACCTGTGTAGAATGCATGCATGAACTCCACGCACACGACACGACAGGTGCTAGCAGCCCTCCTCGCCAACGGCGGCGAGATGACCGGCTACGACATCGTCCAGGCAACCGGCCTTCAGAGCGGCACCGTCTACCCGATCCTGCGCCGCTTCGATGACAACGGGCTCGTGGCCAGCCGCGACGATCGCTCACGTGGGCGGCTCCGTGTCCACTACCAGCTGACCGACGACGGGCGGGCGGCAGCACAGAACGTCAACAAGGAGACCCCGAAGCCATGACGACCGACACATGCGATCTGTGCAGCACCGACGATTGGCCCGTCGGCACGATCCTGACTGGCCCAGCGTTCGAGGATCACAAGCGCGCATGCCAGCCCTGCGCCGAGCAAGCGCAGCGGGCCGGGAGCATCGTGCTGTGGGACGACCCTTGGAGCAACCCGCACCACGAAGTCAACCAGCCGTTCGAAGCCCACCGATGACCGCGACGTCCTACAACTGGCCCGCGGCAGCCGCCCGCTTCGGCCTCGACGAGCCCGGCCACACGTTCGTTCCGCAGGGCCACGATTACGACTTCACGATCAGTGAGGAGCACGGTGCGGAGTTGCTTGTCGGCACGATCCGTGACCTGTACCCCCGCGCCCAATCACTAGGAAACTGAGCCATGAGCGTCGACGACCAGTACCCGAACTGTCCAGTGTGCGGCGCCGAAGTCGATGAGCCTTGTCGGCGTGGGCCTGGATTGACGGGCGACGGGGCCACATCGTGTGGAGACGGGTTGTCAAACATCGTCGTCACAGAGGCCACCCACACGGGGGAGATAGAGGCCCGATGACCGTTCCGGATAAGCAGCGCGTCACGCCGCACATGGCCCGCAAAGGCCGCCGCCTCGTCGCGCAGGGCAAAGTGCGCTTCGTTCCGACCGGCCGCGTCTACGTTGTCGCCGGAGACCACGACACGTACATCGTCACCGTCGCTGGTGAACTGGCCGCATGCAGCTGCGCGGCGAACGGCACGTGCAGCCACATCCAGGCCGTCAGGATCGCGCGCCGCCACGGCACCGAGCCCGCGCACGTCCTGCCCGTCACGACCCCCACATCGACATGAGCCATACGACCATCTGGAAGTTCGCGCTACCAATCGCAGACACCAGCTACGTGCCGCTACACGTCAATGCCGAAGTGCTCTCCGTCGCAGCGCAGAACGGGAGCGTGTGGATCTGGGCGCGAGTCGACACGACCGAGCCGACCGGGCATCGCACGTTCTACGTCCGAGGCACTGGCCACCCGCTCGGTGACGCCGCTGACGCCAGATTCGTCGGGACGGTGCACGCCCTAGGCGGCGCGCTCGTCTGGCACGTATTCGAGGCGACATGAGCCTCCGTTGCATCACGACCCCCACCAGCACGTAGGAGAACCACCCATGAGCACCATCACGCCACGCGAGCAGCCCACGCTCACCACGCACACCGCCTGCACCGGCCACGAGTACGTCCGCTACACGGATCCGACCTGGGGCACCATCGAATTCGTCGGCATCGACGGGAGCGAAGGCGGAACGGACGGCGAGGTTGAAATCTTCAGCCGCGACAGCGACGGCGGGCTCGAGCGAGTCCACCAGATCCCGCGCGCCGACTGGGAGCACATCGTTCAGCACGTCAACGAGTCGATGCGCGGACCGCACCGCGTTCGTCGCTTCCGCGTTCCCCGCCGCTTCAAGCGACGCACGGGCCGATGAGTCTCCGCCGCATCTTCTTCGGCCGCGCCACGGAGAAGGACCCCGACCCGGAACGAGACCGCGACCCGCTCCGCAACCCAACCGGCGGCACCAGGCACAAGGAGGGACGCGGCCCACTCGCCTCGAGCCCGCCGCCGCCGCCGCGCGAGACCCGCAAGCCCACGAAGCCACCACGGCCCGCGAGAGCGAGCCGGCCAGCGGCAGCACGAACCACGAGCACGCCGCGCAAGTCGAAGGCCCGCAGCTCGCAACCCATCCTCGGCCGCGCCAACAACAGCAAACGCGGCCCCGCATCCCGCAGCATCGTCGGACGCGGCCGATCACCACTCAGCGGCGGCAAGAAGATCACAGGACGCGGCGGCATGCCCAAAGGCAAGAAGATCCGCTGAGCGGCTGCCGCCCATCGTGATACCGTCTGCGTGCAATCGACCGCACACGATGGAGGCGCCATGCACAACGACCTATTCACCCGCCGCGAGACACGCCGCTTCGCAGGCCTCGGGATCCTGTTCCTGATCCTCAACCTCGCGTTCTGGCTCGCACTGATCGCCGGCGGCCTGTACCTCCTCAAGGCCTTCGACGTCCTCTAGCCATGCCGCAGATCACAGTCCGCCTCAGCGACGAGTTGCGGGAACGCATCGACACCGCACGCGGCGACATCCCACGCGAACGCTGGGTCCGCCGAGTCCTCGAGAACGCGCTCACGACCAGCGCCGACCCGCACGGCACAGACCGCGCCGCACAGGCCCTACCGGCCGGCGACCGCGCCGACGCATTCCGCGGCGCGACGCAGAGGACACCATGACCCTCCGCACGCCCGCCGAGCTCCAAGCCCGCTACCCCTGGCTCACCTACCACCACGGCCGCTACCACGTCGACCCGCGCATGCAAATGAGCGCCACGACCCGCGAGCGCCGGCTAGCGATCGTCAAGGAACTCAACGCCCTGCGCGACGAAACCCGGAAAGGAGCAGCCGCATGACCGAGCTGAGCACCGACCACTTCACGCACTGCGCGCGGACCGTCAGGGGCGGCGCGCTCACCCGAGGCGGCTTCCCCGACCGACGGTCCGCGCAACGCTACGCCGACAAGCTGAACGAGACAGCCGCACGCATGGGCCTACACACGCGCTACGCCGCGCACCTAGCCATCGGCCGACCCGTCCCCCGCCCCGTCGCAGATCCCACCGAGGAGCCCCACGCATGACCACCGAAGGCGAACACCCCGACCTCGCACCAGACCGCAAACCCCGCCGCCTACGAAACGAAAGCAACACCCCCACCGCACCCACCGAAACAGCGGTCGGTCGCGCGGCACGCCCCGCATCGCTAGCCTTTCCGCTTCGCCCGGCTAGCTCGCGGGGCGACCGCGGACCCCGGGCTTTTGTTCGTCGTGTGTTTGGGTTCTCCGGCTCATCGGATCTGCGATGAGCACCACCGTCAGTAGACGTGCCGCGGTTGAGGCTGACGTCCGCGCGGTACTGGCTCTTGTGCGCAGGTCTGCGCGGGATGATTATCTTGGCTTCGCGCGAGCTGGCGACGACGCCATTGATCAGGCGACCGTGCAGTTGACGTCCATCATCGTCCGCCTCGTGGCGGAGGCGACCACGTTGCCGGGTGACCCATGAGCCGCCGCAAGGAGGATTTGGAGCCGCTGCACGGTGAGGTGGTTGAGCGTCCGGTGCCTGAGGCTCGCCCGGTTCCGGGGAAGAGCGGGATCGAGTTTCCGGGGCGGTTGCTTCGTGTGCCGTTTCGCGACGCCGATCGGCCGTTGGTCATCGTGTTGCCACCGGACCGTCTTGTGGAGGATGAGCCGCCGCCGGAGCAGGGCATCCGGTGGGACAGGCTCGCGGCGTACGCGTTCGGGATCGTGATGCTGCTCGTGGTGTTGGGCATCTTGATCGCGGGTGGCGTGCTGGATCTGAGTGCGTTGTCGCCGGATGTGGTGCAGTCGCATCGGCCGCCGCCTGATCTCGTGCACCCGAGCCGATGAGGGTCGCTGTGGAGTTGACGGAGAGAGAGGCGAATGAGCTTCAGCGTGCGGAGTTGCGACCTCGTTTCTCTCATTCGACGGAGAGCACCGCTCCGATCGCGCGGGAGTTGGAGTCGGCGCACAGGAAGCTAAGCGACGCGATCGATGCCGCCCGGTTCCTTGCTCGTGTGGGCGGCTGATGAGGCGTCCGTCGTTTTCGGGGGCGTTGCTGCCGCGTCTCGGGTGTCTCGGGTTCGTCGCGATGATCGCGTTCGTGTGGGCGTTCTCGGTGATCGGGGCGGTCGCGGTGATGCATCATGAGCAGCAGGGCTGCGACCGGCCACCCGGCATCGGGCGCGTGCTGGTGCCGCGGTCGAGCGTGACGTATGCGCGGGCGAATGGGTGGCCGCGGGTGCTCGTTGTGGGCGACAGGTTTGGGGGCCCGGTGCTGTATGACCACTCGCGGGAGGCTTCGCGGGTGCGTGCTGGGGCGGCTCGGTTCTGCGATGGCGTGCGGTACCGGATCGTGGCGCGCTGATGCCAGCGGATGCCCAGGAGGCTCAGCAGCGTCGCGCTGAGCAGCATGAGGCACGCAGGGCGGCGGAGCGGAAGCGTCGCTGCGACAAGGCCCGCCGGTCGGCCATCACGGCTCTGCACACGGCCAGGGCGGCGCTGGACAAGGCGCGGCTCGCTGCCCGCGGTGTGGACGGGGAGGACCCGGACGACGACGCGCAGATGGAGATCGACACGGCGCTGGCGGCCGTGACCGCGGCGCACAAGCGGTGCGATACCGCGATGCGCAGGTGCGGCGCCGCGGCGTCCCGTGGCGTCGTCAGGGACGCTGAGCGGTACGCGGGGCAATGCGCCCGGGAAGCACGGACGGCCGGCGTGGAAGCACGCCGGGTGCAGCAGCTCGCGCGGGCCGCGGACGACTGATGGACGGCGCGTTCGTGATCCTGCAGCTTGCGCGGGACCTGGCCATCATCGCGGCGCAGACCGTGTTCATCTTGTGCGTCGCGGCGGTCCGCTTCCCGATCCGCGCCGCCTGCCTGGCGGGGTTCGTTGGGCTCGCGGTCGTGCTGGGTTTGCATGCCGCGGTCGGCGTCGTGTTCTACGGCGCGCTGACCCTGATCGCATGGAACGTCGCGGGGCGGGTGCTCGAGCGGGCGACGGGGAAGCTGTGGCTGATCGCTGCGTACCGTGGCCTTGTCGGCACGCGGCTACGGTCGTCGTGGCGGCGCTGGCGGCTGTATGAGCGGCGATGGCAAAGGGTGCTCGCCGGCCAGCACCTGACCGTCCCGATCGACAACGGATACGACGACGTCCCGAAGCTCGGCAGGGTGACGTGCACGCCGGCGGGTGACACGATCCGCGTGAAGGTGCTGCCGGGACAGACCACGGCGGAGTTCGTTGGGCATGAGGGGCAGACCGCCCGCAACCTCGCGAAGGCATTCAAGGCCCGGGAGTGCCGTGTGACGGACATCCCGCAGACGGATTACGTCACGCTGGAATTGCCGCGCGGGAAGGATTCGCTCGCTGCGGTCGTGCCGTTCCCCGGCATCCCGCGGACGACGGCTGAGGTGGATCTGCGGAGGATCCCGATCGGTGTCGACGAGCGCGGCCGAACGGTCACGGTGCCGATCCACGGGTCGCATGTCCTCGTCGCCGGGCAGACGGGCGCGGGCAAGGGCTCGGTGTTCTGGTCGATCATCCTGCACCTGCTCCCGTATATCCGGAAGGGGTCCGTCAGGTTGTGGGCCGTGGATCCGAAGCGCGGGATCGAGCTGAACCCGGGCCGCAACCTGTTCTATGCGTTCGCGGACAACGAGGACGACATCCCCACGCTCCTCGCGCGCGCTGTGACGGTCATGGACGACAACGGCGACCACCTCAAGGCGCTGGTCGAGCGCAAGCTGACACCGACCCCGGACCGTCCGCTGAACGTGATCTTCGTTGACGAGCTCGGTCGGCTCGCGGCGGATAAGAAGTGCCAGCAGTCGATTCGTACGCTCGTGAACGTCGGCCGCGCCCCGGGGTGTTCGGTGGTCGCGGCGACGCAGAACGCGACGAAGGAGATCGTGGCTGATCGTGACGAGATCCCCGTGAAGATTTGCCTGCGGATGGAGAACCTCGACAGTGTCCGCAAGCTCCTAGGCCGCACCGCGTACGCCGCGGGCGCCCGAGCGGACGCGATCTCGCGGGCGACACCGGGCGTCGGATACGTCGCGATCGACGAGCTGGCCGATGAGCTGGCGGACGTCGCGCCGTGGTGGTCGCGGTGGCTGCCGTGGAACCGCGGGTATGAGGACGCGACGAGCCGGCCTCCGGCGCGGTTCCGGGCGTTCCACGTCACCGACGAGATGATCGCTGAGGCGAACGCGAGCTTCGCGCCCGCCGACGAACCGGAGCCCGTCGCGGTCTAGGGCAGTGGTTCGTCCCAGACGAGGCGGACGGTCAGCAGCGCGGGCCCTAGGTGCTCGTCGAAGTCCATCGTGAGCAGCCAGTCGCGGTGCGTGTCGTCTGTCAGCCACCGTCCCTCATACGCGGCGCCGCGGTAGATAAGGATGTTGTGCGCGGGCCGGCGGTCTGCGCCGCGGCCTTTCCATTTCGGGCCGGTGAGTGCGTCCCCGAGCGCTTTGGACACGAGCACACGGAAGTTCTCGACGTCGCGGTGCGCCGGTTTCGCGAACCGCATGCGGGCGTGCGCCCACACGGGGGCCTTGCTGACACCGTCGGCGCCGACGCTCGGGATCGGTCGCGGCAGCAGGTAGTGCAGCCTGTGCAGTTCGCGCATGAGCTGACCCTGCAGCTCGGTCTTCAGGCGATCGAACGACATCGATCTGAGCGCCACATCATTGATCGACCCGGACCTCAGCGGTAGCGACACGCGCCGTTCGATCCGTTGGGTGCCGGGGGGTGGCGGGATCGCGCCGAGTTCCATTCCGATGCGGCGGAAGAGTTCGCCGAGCGCCCCTGCGGGCAACTGGGTTTCGGGTGGCGCGAGCACGCCCGGATTGTGGACGGCCGGGCGGACTAGTGCGCGTGCGGGAGAACGGCGCCCGCGAGCGCGATCCCTGCGTAGGCGAACAGGAAGATCCCAACAGGGACGGTGAACGCGCGCCGCGCCTTGCTGCCGCGCCGTCGTCGCCTCCCGCGCGAGCGCTTGCGGGCGGGTGCGCGTGTGGTGCCGTTCGCAGCGCGTCGCTGCGCGTCAGCGAGCGCGTGGCAGCCGCCACGGCCACCGGCGCACAGCACCGTGAGGTCTTCGGGTCGTTCGTTGCCGAGGTTTGCGTAATCGTTGTGGTGCACTTCCAAATGTCGGCCGAGCCGGCGGAGCTTGGCTTTGGAGAGGCCGCAGAACGCGCAGCGGTATCCCGCGCGCTCAAGGGCGGCGCGCCGGATGCGTGCCCACTCCGGTGACCTGAGGTGCGCCTTGTACCGCGCGCTGTGCGTGGGACGCCTAGCGAACATCGGCGGTGGCCGAGGCTGCATCCAGTTCGTCCAGCAACGCTTCCGCGGCTGCCACAATCGGGGGAAAGCTCGGATCTTCGTGCGGGTTGATCCTTGCTTCGCCCATAAGCCCGTCGTGCATCACGTCTCGCTCCACCTGCGTGAATTTTGCGAAGCGGTTCTCGGGCATCGCGCCCTCCTCTTGGTTCTCGGACACCGCGGGGTGTCCCTGCCCCCGGATTATCCCACAGCCACAAGCGGCGCGGCGTAGTCCAGGACAGCTTCTTTGGGGAAGTGATCGCTCACCCTGACATCCCCGTGCAGACGGGCGCTAACCGCGACGAGGCCGGTCCCGAGGATCCAGTCGACAGGGGGCCGTTCAACGCTGACCGCGTTCCACGCGAGATCGACCAACGGCGGGAACAGCACCGACCGGATCGTGTCGTCCTCCGGCCGCTTGGATGTCGGGCGGAGATTGAGGTCCGCGAGCAGCAACGTCGGGGACCCCGCCTCGTGGACCATCGCGAACAGGTCCGTCGCCTGTCGCAAGCGGACACGCGCGTCGCCGCTGAGATGCGTCGTAAACACGTTCAGCCCGCGGCCCGTGGCGGTGTCGCGCAGAACCACGCTGATCCACATCCGCACCTCGAGCGCCTGGCGCCAGTTCGCGCGGTCGCGGTCGCGCGCGAGTTCCCCGACGACGCGTCCCATCGGCCGCCACAGGTACCCGGTGAGGCGGCCCAGCACATCGAAGCGCTGCGGGATCAGCAGCGCGTTGCCCTGCCCGGGCCGGCGAACGTGCAGCTGCTCGAAGTACGGTCGGCCGCGCTGGGTGTCTCGCCAGCCGCGTAGCGCGAGCAGCGAGTGCCGTAGGCGGGGGGAGACCTCCTGCAGCGCGACGACGGGTGCGTCGGGGTCGCCGTGGATGACGTCCGCGATCAGCGGTGTCGCGAGGATGTCCGCGGGGGTCGCGGTGCACGCGGGGTTTCCTCCGGCGACGTTGAACGTGACTGCCCGGAAGCTCATGCCGCGGCCCGCAGTTCGGTGACGGTCGCCTCACGCAAGCCTGGGCCCCACCGTCGGCTGTGTGTCTTGCGGACCATGTCCATCAGCGTCACTTCGCCCGATTCGAGGAGTACGAGCTTCGCGGGGCCGACCACCACAAGCTTTTCGTGGCGTGTGAGGCGTGCGAACGCCTCCTCACCGGTCTGGAGGACCGGCCTGTGGTCAGGGACCCCCGCGAACCCCAGATCCTCCCAGGACGGCACGACCGGAAGCTGGGTGCAACGACACGCCGGATGCGACGAGAGGGGCTCTGTGACGGGGTGCAGCGTGCCGTGCATCGCGAGACACACGACACAGGTGCGTTCCCCGATCGCGGCGTGCCAGCGCCATTGGCGGATGATCGTGGATTGCTGGTAGGCGACGTCCGTTGCGCGCCGGTACGCGCCTAGGGTCTCGGTGCGGTGCAGCGTCAGGGCTCGCGTCAGCGGCTCGTGCGCCTCCTGCTGCACCGCTTCGGTCAGGGCGTCGGGGTCAAGGCGGGTGCTGATCGCGTAGCGGAGGGTGTCGCGGGTCGCACGGGCACCTTCCAGCGCGACATCCAGCAGCAGCAGCCCGAGCGGCGTGCCGTCCGTCGCGCTGCCGGCGAGCTCCGTCGCGAGCGTGGGGGCCTGCGGCTCGAAGTGGCCATGCACCTCAAGGTCGCCGCCGGGTGGTCCGGGGCCGAGCGCTGCGATCGCAAGGGCATGCGCGTGCTCGTCGGCGAGCGGCACCGCCTCCGCCTGCGCTCCCGCGGTCCGGGCAGCAGCGGCACCGGCGAACACGGCGAGGTCTGTCTCGAGCTGCTCAAGCAGTTGGCGGTAGCGGTCTTGCCGGTCGAGCCATGCGGGTGTGACGCGTCCCGCTCGCGCGATGAGGTCGGTGAGCGCGGCCAGGTTCTCAGCGAGTCCGTCGATGACGGGCTGGTACGCCGCGGTGATCGCCAGCGCGGCGCGTTCCTCCACGGCGAGGAGTGCGCGGCGGGCTCGTTCGATCGCGCGTTCGTACGCGGTCATGCGGCGAGCTGGAAGCGGCCGGCGTTCAGCTCGACCATCGTGAAGCGCCGCCACGCGAACGTCTCGGCACTGCCGCCGGCGTGCACGGTGTAGCGGCCGTCGCTCAGCGCCCGGATCCACGGGTAGCGGCGGATGACGGTCGGGGTCACAGCAGCGTGGCAATGGCGGCGGCAAGCACGACGATGATCGCGCCGACAGCGAACGTCAGCAGCAGCGCGCCGGGCCGTTGATTCAGCCGCACCCGGGGAGCACTTGGCACGCTAGGTGCGCGAAGCCCGCGAGGAACTGGAAGAACAGCTCGGCGCCCTTCAGCGCCAGCGTCAGACCAACGTTCGCGGTGCCCATCACGCGGGCTTGACGAGCGACCGGATCCCGAGGCCCCCGGCGACCATCGCGACAAGCGTGATGCCCTTCTGGACCTTGTCGGGGATCTTGATGCCCATCGACGGGAGGACGTAGACGACGGTCGACAGGATCGTCATCGCTCCGGTCGCGAGCGCGACGGGCTCACGCTTGAGCAGGGACTTCGCTTCGGCGGGTGCAGCCATGATCGTTCTCCTCAGTTTCGGTGTCGTGGGGGAGGCTACCCGTCAGGCGGGGATGTCGTGGTCCGGGTCAAGGTCATAGCCGCACGGATCCCAGTCGCTTGAGCGGTTGACATCAGCGGCGGACGGGTGCGCCCTCGTGTCCTCGGCGCTGATCGTGTCGCTGTAGGCGTCCTGCCTCGTGACGTACTGCGTGGTGACGGCGGCGCCGGCGGTCGCGCGGAGCTCCTTCGCGCGGTCGGCGTACGCCTTGCTGGCCTGCGACAACTTGAACGACTGCCCGTCGATCGTGACGTCCGCCTTGCGGGCGTACTCGCGAGCCAAGGCCTCCAGGGCGTCGGCGACGGCGAGCGGCACACTTGCCTGCTGGTCGATGAACCATTGCGCCTCCACGTCGTTGTAGATCGGCGTCGCGGAGTCGCGGTCTCCGAGGAGGAGCCGGAACTCGTCAAGCGGGGTGGCGATGCTCATGCGGGTTCAGTCTCCTCCGTACGTCCAGTCGGGGACATCATCGCCGCCGTAGGAGAACGCGGGCACGTCGTCGCCGCCGTAGGTCCAAGGGGTAGCGATGATCGTTCCGCCGGTGAGCGTCGGCACAGGCGCCGTGAACGTCGCTACCGCGGCCGAGCTCGTGACAGTCGCCGCGAGCGCGGGGCCGACAGCGGAGAACGTGGCCGCCGCGACCTGGGCCGTGACCGCCACCGTGGGGACAGGCGCCGCAGCCGAGAACGCGACTGATGCCGCGACGCTCGGGACGTCCGTCGTCAGCGCGGGCGCCGCCGCGGAGTACGTCACGGTGGCCGCCGCACCCGGGACGCCGACCGTCGGCGTCGGCACCGCGGCGCTGAACGTGACGACCGCGGGCGACGAGGCGACCTGCGCTGTCAACGCCGGGGCGGCGGCGGAGTACGTGACGACCGCGGCGACGGACGCGACGTCGACACGCAGAACGGGCGTGGCCGCTGAGAATGTCGCTTCGGCTGCCACCGCGTTGACGGTCGTGCCGGCGACAGCAGTCGGCGTGAGCACGACGGGGGTCGCAGCGGGCTTGAACACCCGCGGATGCGGCACGACGGTCGGCGCGGCGCCGGCCGCGCCGTACGGGAGTGTCAGGCCGCCGCGGATGTCGCGCTCGGGGTCGCCGCCACCGATCAGCGGGGCGTAGAACACGAGCGACGCGGGCCTGATCAGCAGCGGACTGAACCCGGCGGCGAGCGCCGTGATCTCCGCGGCGTCCAAGGCGACGGACCAGATCGCGCATTCCGCGATGTCGCCCTGAGCGGTCGAGATCAGCGACCCATTGGACCGCAGCGCTCCGATCGTGACGCGGTCGCGGAACCCGCCCGACGGGCTGATCGACGCTGTATCCGTCGTGCCCGCGACGCCGTCCGCGTAGAAGATCCGAGACGTGTTGCTGGCAGACACGCCACCCAAGTGATGCCATGCGTTGTCGCTGAACGTGCCGGTCGCGAACGCGTCGCCGGTGCCGCCGCCGTTGACCTCGAGGAATCCCTGCCCGGTGAGGCCCATCCCCAGCGCGACGTACTGGCTGGTGCCGGATGAGCCGATGCCGAGGACGGTCCCTGCGTTCAGTGTCGTCGGGCGATACCACGCCGACACCGAGAACGCGGGGCCGACGTTCGGCGCCGACCCGGACTCGACGTACTGGCCGGCATCGACGACATGCAGCGCCACGCGCCTATGCCTCGCGGAGTTCCACGCTGAACAGCTGCGCGTCCCCGGTCGCGGTGTCGTTCGCGACGTCCCTGCGGATGCGGACCCGGAAGAGGTCTCCGGCGGCGACGGAGTCTGTGCCCGTCGCCCCCGCGGTGCACGTCACGCTGGTAACGCTGGTCACGCCGCTCGTGCCGGACACGGTCGCTGCGGTGATCGTCTGCGCCGTCGCGAAGGAGTCCGCGTCCGTGTCCAGCGTGCCGGCGTCGACACGCTCCAGGGTGGCGTCCCATCCGATCGTGCCCGATGTTGCGCTCGCTGCGGCCCAGCGGACGTGCACGACGATGTTGCCGCCCGCGTAGTGCTGTGGCATCACGCCCGACCAGATCGCGGTCTCCTGCGTCGTCGTGTCGAACTCCAGCACGGGATGCTGGTTGCGGACGTTCAGCGTCGCGTAGTTCGCGGCGGGTGGCTCGTAGGCCGCTGGGGGGAACGCGGCGAGGGTGTTCCCGGACGCCATCGGTGGCTAGCTTGCGACGGCCTTGAGGACCCCGTCGGCGTCCCACACGATCGTGAACGTCGCACCGGTGACAGTTTGGTCGCCGCCGAAGTCAACGTACCCGAGCAGTGGGCTTGTGCTCGCGGTGCCGGTGTCCTTGTAGACGATCGCGTAACGGGCTGTCAGCGTCGCGGTTGCCCACGCCACATCGGCGGCATCCAGCACGAGCTTGTTCGATGCCCCGGAGTAGACGACCGTCTTCGATGCGAGCGTCGCGCCCCCCGCCGTGTACCCGGTGCCGGACACCTCGTTTGTGACGTCGTTGAAGAAGTCGTGCGTATCCTGGTTCGGGGTGTAGGAGCTCGTGGCGAGAGCGACCTTGATCGTGTCGCCCACCCAATCGACGCGGCGGGCAGCGGTCGTGCCGTACTGCCCTTCGATCGCGGGCCCGTACCACAGTGCGGAGACTGCCAACGCTCAGCCCTCCTACTCCGTCGGGACGTACATGAACGTGACGGCCTCACCATTCGTGACCGCATCCACCCAGATGTCCCCGAGCTCGTCGATGTCGCGCAGCAGCACCGGCGGATCGGTCGACCTGATCGCGATGCCCTTGCGGGTGCCGACCGCCGCGACGACATCCGAGCCGCCGATCACGACGGGGTTCGTGTTCGCGGTCGCCGCCATCACCCAGACCCTGTCGACCGCGATGCTCGTGGCCGACAGGGTCTCAGCGGTCCCGCCAGCGGTGACCGCCTTGCGGCCGGACACGAGGCGGCCCATCAGGCCGCCTCGTCATCCGATTGGAACTGTGGGGGCGCCTTGACCTTGTCGCCGTCGCGGACGGCGCCGCAGCCGCCGCACGTGTCGAGCAGCTGCATGTTGGAGTGGTCATCGAACGGGCACCACCACGCCGACAGGGTCTCCCGCTTGATCTCGCGTGTCACCGATCGTCTCGCCTGGGGCATCAGGGTCACACCTTCGTCGCAGCGCTGATGTCCGCCGCGACCGGTGCGGACCAGATGACGGTCATGCGGGTGCGGCCCGCGGTCCCCGTCCCGACGGTCGTCACGATCCCGCTGATCGTTCTCGCCGTCGCCGAGTACCTGGGCGAGACCTGGCTGTTGGCGATGTACGCGCCGGCCTTGCCGCCCGCGAGCGCGAAGCTGATCGACTCGCCGGCCAGCAGGTCCGTCGCCTTGAGGTTCACGCCGGTGTAGTAGCCGTCGTCATCCGCGACGTCCCCGACCTTCAGCGTCGCGCTCGTGCCGGTGTCCCACAGGGCTACCGCGTTGACGATGATGTCCTGGATCGTCGCGCCCGCGGGAACCGCGACGGAGCCGGTGTAGACCCCGGCCGTCGCGGTCTCCGTGAACGTGACCTCTTGCGCGACGAGCGGCGTGCCGGTCGCGCCCGCCATGCGATTGAGCTGCGCGGCGGTGGCGTCGACAGCGGTCCCGGCGAGCTTCAGCCCCCCGGTGTCGCTGACGTTCAGGGATGTAAGCCGTGTGTCGGTCACGACGGCTCCGACCCGGCGATCCAGTTCCAGTGCGCCCACCCGCGGCTGAAGCGGTAGTACCCGCGGTACTTCGCGAACATCGTGTCGAAGTCGCGTTCCTGAGCGAACTCGGGGGCGATGCGGTTCAGCCACACGAGGTGCTGGCGCTTCTTCGCACTGTCGATCAGGAACCAGCGGTTCGTGTCCGTCAGCCACGGCCACACGACGATGTTGTACCGGCCCTTGTTCGGGTTGACGGCGTTGTTCGCCGACGTCGGGTCGAGGTCGCTGTTCATGATGATCCGCGCCGTGTTCTCCAGCGCCGGGGGGATCAGCAGCGTGTCGGGCTCCGATGGTGCGAGGTGCCCGCGGTCGTCGGTCCATGCGTTCATCGCGAGGCGGACCGTGTCGAGGTTGTCGCCCGTCAAGCTCAGGGTGAACTCGTTGGATTGCGTCGTCGAGTCCGACGGCGAGCGCTTGTGCGCCGTCGAGATCAGCCCGACGCCGTCGGGGCCCGTCACGCTGAAGCCCTCGGCGTCGTTGCCGGTGTCCGTGAACGCGTTGTTGAACAGTGCCGCCGCCGACCGCTCGCGGTGAAGCGCCGCGGACCGGCCGAGTGCTTCGGCGCGGCTCGTGATGTCCCGCGGGATCGGCGCCTCCGGATACAGCAGGTCATCGACAAGTTCCCGCTCGACCATCATGCCCATCGCGAACCGGCGATGCACGAGCTCATGCGGCCACAGGGGGCTGAATCCCTCGTAGGGGACGCGGCCGTCCTTATCGAACTGGTTCCACGCCTCCGACCCGAGCTCCCCGATGCCCTGGAACGTCTCCTTCGCCCGCGAAGAGGTGTCCATCGGGAATATCTGGGTGCGGCGGAACGTCGGGTCCTGCTCGGTGAGGCCGAGCGTCCAGACCTTCCGCAGCCCGGGCAGCAGCAGCGTCGGCCACGACTCCGAGATCGTGGGGACGATCGCGGCGTTCAACGGCGCCCCCGATGCGTGCAGCGCGGCGAGGCGGTCCGCCCACTGCTGCTGCTCGAGCTGGGCGAGCGCATGGATGTCGGTGAGGACGCGGCCTGTGAGCTTCAAGTTGGTCATGGTGCTCACTGGGCCTTGTTGTAGTGGTGCTTGCCGACGTTGAAACGCACAAGCGTCTGCTCGAGCGCGCTGGATTCCGTGTGCACGACGAACTCCTTGTTCGACGAGGCGGCGACGGTCTGCGCGCCGGTCGCCCCCGCGATGTCCAGCGTCGCGCCGTACAGCCTTGCGTTGGCGTCGTCGGTGGCGTAGATCGCGTCGGGGTCCGTGATGCATCGCACCCGCGTCGTCGAGTCGGTGCCCGCGACCGTCTCCAAGCAGACCCCGAGGAGGTTCGTGTCCGCGGTCGCGGCGAGATCAACCTCACCGGATTCGAGGTTGACCATGTCCCCCGCCGTCAGCGTCTCGGTGTCCTTCATGAGGATGTCGACGATCGTGGGCGGGGCGCCACATAGGCGCTTTCTGAACGTGAAACCGGCAGCCATTCTGGTTGGCCTCCCTGGGGGTTAGAGGGGATGTACGGCCGCCGGCCGTGCCCCTACGTCTTCGCTGGCTCTGGCTTGTAGATGCCGCTCGGGTTGTCGCGGTAGAACGCGTACTCGTCTGGGCCCATCCCCGCGGACTTCGCCGCCGACAGCTCCTCGGCCGTCAACCTGGGTCCGCCCTCGCCGCCTTGGTCGCCGCCGCTGCCGCCGTTGATGTTCGCCGCCGGCCGACGGGTGGTTCGGATGACGTCCTCGCCGTAAGCGGTCTTCGCGGCCTTCACGGCATCGTCCAGGTTCGTCGGGGCGTGCGTCTCCTCGTCGTACTGCACGCCATCAAGCAGCCGGGCGGTCGCCGACGGATTCGCGTACCCCGCGGTACTCAAGGCCTGGGTGAGGTTCGCGGTCCGCACGAGCTGCTGCGCCTTCGCGAGCGCGCTCTCGGCGTCGGTGGCGCGCTTCTCCAGCTTCTCGGCGTCCGACAGCTTCTCGGCCTCGAGCGCGTCGGCTCGTGCCTTCTCGTCTTTCGCTTGCTTCTCGGCATCGCGCCGAAGCCTGCGTTCCGCGTCCAGCGCGGCCTTCCCGCCATCCCCGAGCTTGCCGTCGTCCTTCTTCGCAGCGGCGGCGGCGGCCTGGTCCTTCGCGGCCTGCGCCTGAGCTTCAGCGAGCGCCGTCGCGGCGTCCGCCTCGGCCTGTTCGCGTGCGGCCTTCTCCTCAGCAGTCTCCGGCATCGCGCCGTCCTCTCCTGGTCGTCATCGGCTGATCGTGCATCCGCCGAAGCATAGGACCGGACGGCGAACCCACGCCTGTCAGCGCGCGGGCACGGGCGGCACAGTCGGCGGCAGCGGCCCGTTCTGCCCGGGGTTCGCGCCGGCGCCCCTGTTGAACGCGTCGACCATCGCCGCCGCCCCCGCCTCCGCCTCATCGCGGCGGCGCTGCGCCTCCTGCTCGGGGTCATAACCCATCTCACTGAGGAGCGTGAATTGCGACACCCCGAGCCGCTTCTTCGCCTCAGCGACATCCAGGTCACCCTTCTCATCCTTCGTCTCCGCCGACTCCCACGTCGCTTCCAACAGCAGGTCGTCGGGGACCTGGAACCGCGGGTCATGCAGCGTCTGCAGCCTGAGCGCGAGCAGATGCGCGTCGACCCACACGCCGCCGTAGCTCGTCTGCCGGTCCTTCGTCTTGTCCACCAACGGAGCCCGCGCAGCCTTCAGGGTCTCCCCGGACGGCTGGTTGCCGCCCGTCATCAACTGATGCAACGGCGTCTGCGACCGAGCCGCCATCCTCCGCAACGTCTGCTCGATCGCCTCGAGCACCCCCGCAGGGTTCGCGGGGTCGAACTGGCCGAAGCGCGCGTTCTCGTTCTCCGTCGTCCAGACCGTCCCTGCCGCACTCTTGTAGCTGCCGATCTTCACCCCGGTCGCCCACCTTTGCGCCGCGCCCTGATAGTCCAAGGTCTCCGCGAGATCGACGAGCTGCTTCGTGAGGTAGTTCTGCTGCGGGATCACCGACTTCAGCTCGGACCGGCCGTACGGCTTGCCCTTCGGCTTGTTGCGGAAGTGCAGCACCGCGATCCCCAACGCCTCCCCCCGCTGATCAACCCACGCGACAGGCCACTCCTGATCGCCGGTGTCGCGATGCGGCGCCCAAATCGCTGTCTGCTCGCCCTTGGACGGGTCGATCGCGCTCGTCGTGAACCACTTCTCGACGCGGTCCGGGAGGTACAGATTCAGGCGGCGGACCCGCACCCCCCGCGGATTCGTCTCAGCCGTCCTCGCCTCCGACCATGTCTTCGCTGCCAGCAGCATGCACCCGAGCTCGTCATAGACCGGTTTGATGACCTCCGGCCGGTTGAACGTGAACCGTGGCAGCTGCGTCTCGTCGTTCCAGTCCACGAGGACATACGCGTCGCCCTTCATCGGCACCTGGGTATGCACGACCCCTTGGAGATCATCGAAGCGGTTTGCCTGCCAGACGTCCTTCTGCCATTGCGAGAACGCCTCGTTCTCTCCGACGACGTCGTTGAGCTCTAGGCATAGCGCGAGCGCGTCCACGATCGTTTCGCAGAAGTTCTCGACGTACGCGAACCCCTCCGCCTCCAGGTACGTCTTCAGCCGGCCGGTGAGCTTCGCGCCAACGTCGCCTTGGTAGTACGCCTCGTACTTCTCATAGCCGGTGTAGCGGGCGCCACGGAGGTCCGCGAGGTCGTTCAGGACGCGTTGACGGTCGCGCTCGGCTAAGGCGCCGGTGCCGGCGAGCACAATCGAATGGATGCTCTCCAAGAGGCCCACGGTCAGCCCCGGAGGATCAGGTCTCGTTGCATCAGGTCGCGCACGACGGCGATCATCAGCTTACGATTGGCCTCTGGCACATCAGCCCACGGAACGGCGCTGGCCCGTCTCGTCTGGTAGCTGAAGGATGGCGCGAGCCGTTCGTATGCCTCATGGAAGGCCCGGGCGATCTCCTCAGAGTCGGCGTCCAACACCGAACGGAGTCTAGGCCCGGTCGACGTATCGCTCCCCGCGCAACGCCAACTCGCCGTCCACGACGACGGGCTCCTCCCACTCCGAACGGTACGGCTGCTGCCCCACCCGCCGGTCCGGTTCCGTCGACAGCATCGTGAACGCGCCCGACAAGGCGTCGGGTATGTCGTCGTGCTCATCATCTGTGTCGGGGGGGAACGCCTCGACCGCGTCAAAGAACGCGCTGTTCCACGCCCCCCGGACGACGTTGACGAGACCCGCCTCGCTCTTGGACGCGACCGGCCTGGCCCGGATCGCCTTGCTGTCAGACGACGGGTAGCCCTTGACCGCGAACCCTGGGAGGACGTCGCGCTGCCAATGCATGATCAGCGCCTTGCCCGACGCGCCCGGCTCCTGCTCAACCCCGATGCTCACCCCTGGGCCATCCAGTGCGGCGGTGTGCTTCGCGAGCGCCTCCACCCGAGCCGAGCGCCAGCGACCGACGACGACATCCTCGACGTACCACTCCCCCGCCTTCGCCCGCGCCAACTTCAGCCCCACCGTGTAGTCCGGATTGTCGTTACTGGGCCCCGGTTCCGTCGCCGCGAGATCCCAGTAGCGCACCCGATCGGCGCCCAACGGGACCGCATCGACGATCGTGAACCACTCGCGGCGGAACATCTCGCCGGGATCACGGGCGTCCCAGTCGCCGAGCCGCAGTTGCCGCCGTGTCGTCGGATCCAGATGCGCCAGGCTCCTGTCGTACGCGTCCTGATCAAGGTGCGGGTTATCCTCCAAGAGCGCGGGCACGAACGCCCGGTTGTGCGCCGCAACCCACTCCGGGCGATGGCACAAACGGCGCAACGTCTTCGCGTTGATGCCCGCCGCCTCGGCTGCCCGGAGCTCGTCGCCGGGCACGTAGATCGCGAACCGCTCCTTCACCCACTCATGCCCCGCCGACCCCGGGTTCGATGCGGCACGCATCCGTAGCGGCACCCGCGACAGATTCTCAATGATCTCGCGGCGCCACTCAGGCGTCTCCTCGTCGATGTCTGGCCGCCGAAGACGGCTGAACAGGTACCGGTACTGCTTCTCGCGAAAGTGCGTTAGCTCGTCAAAGCCGACGTACTGCCAGTTGGAGCCCTGGTAGCGCTCGTGATCGTGCGGGCCGTCGAGGTACCCGAACTGCAGGACGGCGCCGCGGCCTTCTCGGTGATCGCCGAATGTCCAGCGCTCTCCGCCGTCGTGCGGCTGCGCGTCCGTCGCGGCAAGCCACGTCCACGCGCGCTCGAGTAGGCCCCCCTCGAGCTCCAGCTGCTTGAACGTCTTGCGCAAGATCAGCGCCGAGTAGCCCGGCACGTCCACGAACTGCAGGGCGCCCATCAGCAGCCAATCGGACTTGCCACCCCCGCCGGCGCCGCCGTACAGGATCTCCTCTTGCGGAAGGATCAGTCCGACCTGCTGCTTCTCGGTCGGGGCGTGCGCGATGTACCGGTTCAGCCGCGGCCTGAGCAGATCGGCGAGCTGGGCGCGTTGCTGCTCGTTCACCGGGTCAGCGTATGGCTAGCAGTTCACCCAGGCGCCGAGGCCTTGCGACCCCTTGACCCTGCGGGCGACGCGTTCCTGCACGACTGGTCGCGCGAACTGCGGCAGCCCCCAACCACCATGCGCCCACCACGTACCCGTCAGGATCTGGAACTTCCCGCCGCCAGTGCCACCCGACACGTTCGGCTGCCGGTATCTGGCGAGCGACCATTCGCCGCGCCCGACGCCGCTCTCCGGGCCCCACGTGCACCACGGCATCGGCCTGCGCTTGTAGGTGCGCATCTCCACGCGCTCACGGCACGCACGGCGCCAGCACGGCGGACGCGGCGCCCTCGCCGGCTGACCGGGCAGTAGGAGCGCGGCCATGACAGCGAGCGTGCTCACGCGACCTCAAACAACGCTGCTTGCCCCGAGCCCTTGACCATGGCGCGCTCCTTCTCCGCCTCCACGCGCTTGACGAGCGTCATCCCGTCCGGGTGCCGCGCCCACCACGCGCAACGTGCCTGCGCTATCGCGACGTACTCGGCCTCGCGTTCGATGCCGATGAAGTCGAAGCCCTCCAGTCCGGCCCCGATCCCTGTCGTGCCGCTGCCGGCGAACGGGTCGAGCACCGTCCCACCGGGTGGGGTGACGAGCCGCACAAGCCAGCGCATGAGCGCGATTGGCTTGACGGTCGGGTGGACGTTGCGGGCTTCCCTCGCGGTGCTTTCCGATTGAAAGGTGCCGGGATTCGCCTCTCCACTCGACCATGTTGGTTTGCGCTTCTCCTCGAATCCGTCGAGTCCCGCGTTGCGCTCGGCCGTCGAGCTCTTCGCGCAGTAGAACGCGCGTCGTTCCATGTCCTCATGCCGGTGGTCGAAGGTGGGGAAGAACCGGGATGCACCGCCCGAGTCACCGTAGTTCAACGCTGCGTCGCCATCCGCGATCCCACCGTCGTAAAGGTTGCGACCGCGGAGCGCCTCCCGCTCGTACGGCCGTGGACTCGTCAGCGTCCCCGTCATTGCGTCCAGGCACTCGGCGGCTTGTTCGTCCAGTACCACGTTCGCGGGCCAACGCCCGGCGGCATGTGGCGGTGCCTGCCGCCCCTCCGCTTCGTGGTAGTCGTAGGCAGTCGTCGTATGCGCCCGGTTGTCATTGCCGGGGTGCGCGTAGTCCCCTTCAGCAGCGCCGATCCGGCATCCGTCCACGTTCAGTGCCCCGGTCCCGTGCGCGAGGACACACGCGGCGACGGTCCCGCTCAGGGGTTTGCGAGCGACGACGATCGGCTCGTGCGCGGGCTTGAGAGCGGTCCCCCACCCTGACCAGCGTTCAGCTTCGGGGGTAGCGGGCGCGGTCAGCGATGGCCCTTTGCCGTGTGCTGGTTCATCTCCGTAGGTGTCGCCCGTCCAAGTGCCATTCACCTTGCGTGAGGCGAATGGTGATTCGCCCACGACCTTCCGTTCCGCGCCCGCGGCTCTGTCGATCGCTTTGCTCACGTCCAGCGATTTCGGGAACCCCGAGCCGTACAGCCAGGCGATGGTGTCGCGAATCTCAAACCCGGCGTCTTCGATGGCGCATGCGAGGCGGTGGTAGGTGCGTGTCCCGCCGAACGCGAGGAGATGTCCGCCGGGTTTGAGGACGCGGAGCGCTTCGCGCGCCCAGGCTCCGTGCATGGCTTGCGCCTCGGCTGGCGATGGTGCGTGATCCCAGGCGCGCCCCATGAACGAGAGCAGGTACGGCGGATCAGTGCAGATCGCGCCCACGCTCGCTTCGGGCATCGCGGCCATCACTTCGATGCAGTCGCCGTGGATGACGCGCGCACTCATTCGCTTGCTCCCGCGCACACGTGCACGCGGTACGCACTGTCCCACGGGCCACCGAGCCGCTGCCAACGCCTACAGACGCCTGCATGTGTCATCACGACATGCGCCCGCGTCAGCAGCTCCCCGCGCTGCCCCGACCCTTTGCACTCGGGGCACGACGACATCGACCCTTTCGTGACCTTCCCCGCGAGATCCCCCGGGGTGCTCGCCGCGCGCCGGCCGCCCTGCGCGGGCTGAGCGATCATGCGGACACCCTTCCCCTTGCACGCCGAGCACGGCGCTTTGCCGACGATGACCGGCATCGCGTCGAGCACGAACACCGTGCGGCCGTCAACGCCCAACGCGAGGACGAGTGGCTCCCGGCACGTTCTGCAGCGTGTGAGTCTCGGCCACTCGACCTGTGTGAGCGGCGCGTCCGTGACCGCGGTTCCCATGCCCCGGGAGCGTACGCCGACCCGCGGCGGGACCTGCTCAGCCGATCAGGCCGACCGCGGCAAGCGCAACGAAGCCGACCGCCACGACCGCCTTGATGGCGTGGCGCGGCATCCCCGCAGCGGCGCACACGAACACGACGGCCACGACCAGCCAAAACAGCACCATGAGGCTCACGGGTGCGTCCCGTTGCCATTCGTGTGCCCGTTGCCACCCTCCGGCGCCGGAAGCGCTCCGATGTCACCCAGCATCCCGCCAACCGCGAGCAACCGGTCCTCGGTCTCAGCGACGACCGGGACCGACACGCGGAGTTCGCCGGCGTGGCGGATGTTGATGTTCTCGCGGTACTTGTCGGGGCGCCCAGCCTTCAGGAGGAAGATCAGCAGCGTGTCGCTGTACTGCCGCTCCAGGCCGACCTCCATGCCCTGGTAGTAGACGGCGCGGTCGACGCCATCGACGGCGCGGCGGATCGCTTCGGCTTCCATCCGCTCGAGGGTCATCTCCGCGATGTCTCCCCACGCTGTGGCGAACGCTTCGTCGTGCTCGCGGGCGTGGTAGACGGTGCTGCGCGCGACCCCGGTATCGCGGGCTGCGCGGGTGACCATTCCGTGCTCACCGAGTGCCTCTAGGAACGCTGGTTTCCAGTCCCCGGGGGCTTTAGGTGTCCGATCAGCGTCCGGATCGGCCACTAGTTGCCTCCTGTTTGACGGCGGGGATCACGGTGCCGTGGACGTGCAGGTCGTCATGCGCGATCGTCGCGGCCCCGGCGAGCTCTATGAGTTCGGTGAGCGTCCCGAAGAACGCGATCGGATGGTCGCCGGCCAGCGCGGCTAGTGCGAGGTCGTGGTCACCGGCGACGGTCATGCGCTCACAGGCTACCGGTGGCCGTGGCGTTG